GATGCTCAGGTTTCCGCTTACAGTTAGATCACCCGTCCCGTCTGTCAGCTTTTGGATGCTCACCGCCGTTATCGTTGCCGTCGAACTGATAGCCCCGCTTATGATTAACTTGCCCGCCGTGGCTGCTGTAATATAATCGGTGATTGTCGTTGCCGTTATCGCTGTTCCCGCCACGCCCCCGTAGGTATAAGTAATGGCTCCACTCGTTGCGCTTGCCGTTATGACTATCTTATATGTCACCCCGATTGAAGGCGTTGCACCTGCACCCGAAGGGGTTATGGTTCCTATGGCCGCATTAGTCACCTTTGTGAGTTGTGTCCCCTCGCCGTCTGCTGACCAGCCGTTTGTACACGTCCAATTAGTCCCCAGAAATGACGGCGCAATGCTTGTTTCTTCTGTGGCGTTTACCTTAACGTTGCCACCTGTGGTGGTTGTCCCTATATCCAACATTTCCGTTGGATAGGTGTTTCCGATCCCTACCCTTGTAGCTGACCGAGGGAAAAGATACCCGGACGGATTGGCACGCCATAGGCTGTTGGTGACCGTATCTTGTGTCGATGAAAGAGAAACCGACTTTGCGGCTCCGTTTTCTATGCAGACAATTGAATCAACTGAGGTCCCGGCAGCAAATGAACCCTGAGCGACTACACCAGATACACCCACTGTTAATATTTTTGGGCTCCCAGAAGTTCTTGGTTCAAGTTGTGGTAATGATAAATCCCTTTGATAATAGTTAATTAAAGAATATCTAACTGTTGAAAATCCGGGGCCTGTATAAAATAAATCGAAATTTCCATCATCACCATGTCCTTCAAATGAATATTTGCCGCTACCTGTTTGAAAAATTACCTCATTGCTTCCCGTTGAACTGCATGTCGGAAATATTAATCTTGCAGTATCACCTTCATCCGATTCAATATATACTCGTGGATTTGCGGCTTTAAATTTTACCGTAGAATCTCTAAATACATGCGCACCATAGGTTGTATCTGTTGTCGTCTTCATGTACCCGGAATCCTGAACAGTATAACTCCGAAGGAAACTAAGCGTGTCGATGTCGTATTTTGTCGCAATCTTAGCGATGCTGTCAGACCAGTGTACAATATTCGCACTATCACCTGCAAAGATCGGATCAACTTCTGATGGTGACAATCCTTTCTTTATCTGTCCGTTCTCAATGTAAGCCGTACTGTCATAAGTACTCGTGTTCGCCAGTTCCCGTGCATGAAGTTCTCCCCTTAACACTGTCTTTGTGATGTCGTCATTACCTAAGACCACACTGTTGTCTCCTTCACTTATAGCGTCACAACCTATTACTATTGCGTTGGTGTCTCCGTCCGTTGAGGAGCGTGTAGTATAGCCAAGATATGTTGAATGATACGATGTAGTATTTGTTCCTGTGGGAATGTATGTTCCCGCTTCATATCCTATGGCAGTATTTCCATCTTCCAAACTATAAGCCAGTGAACCAAATCCAACAGATGTGTTAAAATTTCCATGAGCAGAAATTTGAGAATTTCCACCCAATGTTGTATTATTAAATCCAGTTGAGTTGACTTCAAGTGCGTTATTTCCAATGGCTGTATTGTTAAATCCAGTAGTAGTATACATTCCGGCGTCATTACCTATCAATATGTTTCCATTTGCATGAGTTACCCTGATTTCTACTCGTCTAATACCGTCTGAACTTTGCAATGTCACCAAAGGATCACATTCCGGCCCGGAATCTGTTAAAGAAGTTCCTTTAATTGTCAATGCCGATACTGCATGAATTGTATGTATACCTACGTTATTGGCAATATTGGAAGGGTATAAATTGTTACCTACTCTTGTCCAGTATCCGTGTTCAAATACTAAAGTATCATTGCAGGTTATCAAACTATCCCCACTGATATGAGAAGGACAAGTCCCTAATCCTGTCGTGTCTACATAAAGAGTATCATTTTGCATAAATACACCAAGTCCACCCGAACAACTATCACCACAATAAGCTACAACAAGTCCCTCTGCCGGGGGTGCTGAAACACCATCCGTCCATTCAAGTACATTCCCTGATGCAGGAAATTTCAACACCTGTCCGTATGTACCTTGTGTCTGGGGAAGGAAATAAGCCCTTCCTCCCGAACCTGACTTACCTATACCTGTCATGGCATTAAATACCAACGTATCTGCCGCTCCTGTCTCGTCTCCATAGACAAGCCAACTGAATTTATTACTATTTGAATCATAACCATTGTCGATAACAGTCTTACCACTTGTCAGATTACGTCCTGCCCCATATCCTATGGCTGTCATATTATATCCTGTTGCCCCGTATAATGTACCATATCCTACGCCCACTGCCTTTGCGGTGTTTGAAGAACCCATTAAGGACTGCGCTCCCATAACAGTATTATATCCGTCCGTAATAGACGAACCACAACCTATTCCTACATTGTGTCCAACGAGGGTATTGTCTACACCGACGACACCCCAACCTACTGTATTTCCTACTGCCGTATTCCCTACACCTTCTGAAATAGGATAACCATATCCGGCACGGAAACCTAAAAAGGTATTGTTAGTACCCGGATTGGCAGACAATTTAAGTCCTTCACCCGCTTCAAAGCCAACAGCCATGTTCTGTAAGTTAGCCGTGTCAAACTTTATCAAGTCCTTTACTTCAAATAATGACCCCGGTGTTGTCGTCCCTACGCCCACTGCTCTTGTTATCGTCGTAGGATGAAGTTTGTTTGCTGTAATTGTCCAATATCCTGTCCCTCCGTTGTCAACCCATTCAAGTACTTTACCAGTAGAAGGTATTGCCAATACCTGAGATGCTGCTCCGGGAGCCCTCGGAAAGAGATATGCCACTCCTGCACCTGCTACCCTGCCAAGTCCTAAATACCCGTTTACTATCAACGTGTCATTAGCTAAGTCCCCATACAGGAAAGAAGTATATTTTGTCCCTGCCTGATTGTCGAGGTAAAATTTGTCGTTACCTGTCTCCGTTCCACCTGCACCATATCCTATGGCTATGTTCCTTAATCCGTCTTTCATAGAAGGAAATGCCGTTGCTCCTAAAATAGTATTATATCCTCCGGATTTTAAATTAATTGCGGTATTCGCACCCATTACAACATTATATCCCCCGGTAAAACTACCACCTGAACTTAACGATACTGCTCCCGAACCTACTACTGTATTATTTGATTCCCTCGAAGCCTTATATGCTGCATTTGAACCAATGAACACGTCATTGTATCCTGCATATTTGTAATATCCTGCATTATTCCCAACGGCTGTATTACTACTCACCGCATCAAAGGTTGTTGGATTTATTATTCCATAAAACGCCTTGTTTCCTATTGCGGTAATACCATTTACAGTGTCAAAGGCTATTAAGTTTTTAGCATAGAATTTACCATAACCCGTTGGTATCGTTGTTGAACCTATCGCAACGGAGTTCGTTATTGTTGCGGGACTTAACACTGTCGGAAGTACACCGTTCTTTTGCCAATATCCTGCTGTCGGCGTCTGCCATGAAAGCACCCCTCCGGGTGTCGTAAATCCTAAATACTGTCCTGCACCCCCTACTGTCCGAGGGAAGACATAAGCATTGCCTGTCCCGTCTGTTCTTCCTATTCCTACGTCAGCATTTAACTGTAAGTCGTCATTTCTAAAGTCTCCCCAAATGAGAGCATAGTTCTTTGTAGCTGCTGTATTTTCTATAAATAGTTGTCCGTTTGCTGTTGCTGTTGCAGATCCCGCAAGTGGCCCAATCATTACATTTCCTGTTCCTACCGTTATCAGTCCTGCCTTATATCCCATATAAACACAACTGTCTGCTTCTCCTGTCTGTCCTGCATGGGAGCCAACGACTGAATTATAACTACCTCTATTTGGTTGTTCCATTACTGCACAACCTACGATAGCATTGTGTTTCTCGTTCGCCTTTAGACGCATAGCGTCTGCACCCAAAATAGCATTGTGTTCACCTGCAAGTATTCCTTCGGCTGCCTTGTTTCCTATCACGGTGTTCCACATACCCGACGTTAACGTTCGTGCTGCTGAATCGCCTATCACAACATACCTGCTACCTGTATTTGTCAGGTTTCCTGCGTTGTTTCCTAAGTACACCCCCCCGTTACTATGGTGATACAGAAGTCCATTCTTGTAAATCTTAAAACCTGTATTTACTCCTAAGTTTCCATGAATGTGTAACTTAACCAAAGGATTAACATATTGTCCACCTATCCCCACTGCGTAATCGTCTGACCTCGGATTAAGTGTGTCTCCCCTGAGTACCCAATAATTAACTGTATCTGCAACCGTTACCCCTGCTGTGTCAATATAGATAGTGTCATTTCTAAACACATATCCGTCTGCTGCCTGAACACCCCAATTTTCACCATAGTTTATATATACCTTAAAAGAAGTATCGCTGAAGATAGTATCACCGTTTGAAATCCACCCTGCAACACCTTCACTTGAGGGATTAAAATAAACACTATCAAGATTCCCTGCCGGAATAGTATAAGGTATCCAGTCTGTACCGTTCCAAGCCATCACATCATCTTCCTGTAAACCCGTTGTGTCTACATCAAGTAAGTCGTTATAGTTATGGTTGTGTCCCGGTAAAGAATACCCTAAATTTATCGTGTCATATAAGTCAGCCAAAACTCCTGTTCTGCCCAATGTCAATATCCTTGTCGCTGAATCAAAAGTAACAGAGTTGACATAGTTATCTGCTGTCGGTATAGCCACCTGAGTATTCTCCCATGCCTGATCTGTTGCGTTCCACATAAGAACATCATTCGGCTGTATGTTACTTATTGAGACATCGCTTAAATCCGAAAGGGTAAAAGAATTATCAATATAGATAGTGTCCCTGTCTATCTTCCATCCGTCGGGTGCATCATAATTTCCGTAGGCAAGATAGAAAGCACTTGAACTTCCTCCTGTTCCTCCGGCAGTGTCGATATAAAGTGTGTCGTTACGATATAGCCAACCGTCTTGTAATGTTATCCCTGCTAAGTCCCATTGACTGCCGAGGTTAACAAATATTCTGAAAGAGGTATCAACATAAAGAGTGTCTTTATTCGATAACCATTGAGCCGCCATCCCCGTAGTGGGACTATAATAAATGCTGTCAAAGTTCTGTCCTGAAATAATTGTATCTCCCCCAATGACAATAGTATCTGCATGGACAATGGTGCTTATTAAGGTATCCGTATGAGTTGTACTCGCATAGACAGTATCGGTGTGTATCACATTACTATATACCGTATCTATATGAGAAACAACAGAATAGATAGTGTCTGAGTGTAAGATTTCAGAATACACCGTATCAATACGACTTGTGCTTACATACAAAGTATCAATGTGAGCAATCTCAGAATAAACAGTGTCAGAATGAACGACAACAGAATATACCGTGTCAACGTGTATAGCAATAGAATAGAGAGTATCTATGCTAAACATTACCGTTGTGTCATAAACAGTATAGGTGCTGTCATATACCCCCATTAGTGCCCTCAGCGTGGTAATATTCAAGGTGTCCACCTTGCCCCCTGCTGTCGTTATCACTATTGCTGTGTCCGGGGCAGGGTATTTCAGAATATACATATCCTTTGCTATGGTGAAATCACCCTTTACGGTTAACTTGCCATTGACAACCTGTCCTGTCTGTCCAAAGGAACAAACGGAGACGATAATCATAAATAATATAAGAAGTATCTTTTTCATCAGACGAGTGTTATTGTAAGTCCATCAATTAAACTTTCTTCAACCATGATAATTACCTTTGTTGTGGGATTTGCGGGGTCTACCTTCAAGGTGTTCACGAAATAAATGTTATTACCGTCTTTAGCCTGTAAGATATAGGGTTCCCTTCCGAGGGTATGGGGAAGTGTCTTTTCAACAAGTCCTTCAAGTGGGCCGGTTGAGATTCTGACACCCGTAAGATATGTTCCACCACCACCGCTTCCTGTGCCTCCAAAGAAATGAAATCCCGTAGAGTTCCAGTAAATCTCGTCTCCTGCTGTATAGTCAACACCTTCAAAGGTGAAGTTACCCGTTATTGACCACCACCAACCTTCGTTTTTATGTTCGTTGTCTATGTTAGTCATGGTGTTTAAGTCAGGGATAACTCCATGATAATGCTGTTCGTAAACAGGGACGTACACGTTGGTAATGGTATTGATATAGGTGTTGACAATCTTTGAATCAAGGGTGTCATTCAGCAAGAAGGTGGCGCATTTCTTTGTTGCTTCTTCGGCTGTCTCGCTTTCTATCAACTGCACTGCCTTGAATTTAAAGATAAGTTCATCCCAACAGTATTTTGACTTTATCCCGTATAAGTCCTGACGGGCTAAAGACTGAGACTTGTGCATCATCTCAATTAATGTCTGATTTGCTACGTTTGTGGTGTCCATTATCTACAAGGATTGTTGCAGTCGCAAAGTTGCTTTGCAAGGTTATAGAACTCAATCATTTTGTCATACCATTGAAGTGCCTCTGCTTCGGATAACATCCTTTCGACAACTTCAAGTTTTAAGAAAGCCTGAAAACATTCGTTGTCGCATAGATCGCTATTGCACAATACCTGTGTTGAACAGAATACCGTACTTTCAAGTTCGTGACGGCAAGTTGTCAGGTCGCACCATTGTACATAATATTGCGTATCATAATAAGCAGAAAGTATGTCTTCTTCTTCGACTTCTTCCCAGTAGTCTTCCCACCCGATACCGTTTACTGGTTCGTTTCCTGTGTTATTGTTCAAAAGGGACTTATAAAATACAACAGAAATCCCGTCTGCAACACAAACCATGTCGTCCTGATAATACGTCCCTGCCTCGACAAATGTCGGAACGGATATAAGTTTTATGATATAGATACCCCCCGAAGTCACATCTGCCGGATATGCAAGGATATTGTCAACTGCCGGGGTTATAAGTTCATCATAGGGAGCAATACTTGACATGACGTAATCAACACCGGACGGGTCTGTTATGGTAATCTTTCTGAATAACGAGAAGTCCGCAAGGTCGTGATTCAAGTCTGCACCGTAATTGGATTCATCGTATATGTTGATAGTCTCACAGGCAATCCCCGTTGCAACCCTCCCCGTTACCTCGAATCCTCCGCTTGTACCCGTTAATATCACCCTGAGTAATATGTCTGCAACAAGAGCATCACATCCAAAGGTAGGAACGTCAAAAGAAGTCGTTGCCGTCAAAGAAGAAGCATATGTCTCCTGTACTCCTGTAAGTGGTATGTCATATGCCAAAGGAATATCAAGATATTGCTGAGCAAACAATTCATTATCAATGATAGCAACTAATACTTGTGGGTTGCTGTCAATATTAGCAGTGTCCCAGTCTACTCCTGTTACTGCAACTGGTGTGACAAAGGAGACTATCGCTTCATCCGTTGGCAGGGTGAATGTTACAGTGAAAGCATTTATCTCACTAACAGGACGGTCAAGTAAAATCCTCGGTGTAAGTGTCCCTGAATCTCCTGCCCGTAAGTCCAATGCTGTTATCGGGGTTATCCCGTAAGCCAATGGACACGTTGTTGCCGTTGGTTCTGTCACCACGATAGATAGAGTAATCACCCCTGAATGTAAAACAACTTCATCGTCGTCCCTGAGTACCCAGTTTAAATAACAAAGCCAGGGTTCTTCTTGATATGACCCGACATAATCTATAATTATGGGAATAGATACCAGTGATTCATCCGTAACGACCGCCTTCCATAATGCCGAAGTTCCCAAAGAAGAAACATCAAACGTGACAATGCTGCAATTTGATGATACAGATAACGTCCCAAGGTCTTCCCCTGTATTAAGTTGAACGGTGTCTGCAAACGTTGTTGCAGTTCCTATCGGGACTTCAACGCTATATGTTGACTGTGTTGGTGTTATCTCTGCCATTGTAGTGTGTTTTATCTGTTAATATCTTATTCTTGATTTTCTTCGTCAGGTGCTTTTTTACTCAGTCGTTTTTGTTCATCTATTATCTGTATAATAGTTTTTTGTTCTTCCGTTGGCTGCTCACCTGTTATTTCAAATTTAGCCTCACGGGTGGACGCTTCTTTTATCCCTTGAATCGCAATTTGTAAAGTAGATTCATTAAACACCCTCTCAGCCGTCTCCTTGTCTTCTATTACCCTGTCACCGAGTTCCATACCTATCAACCCATCAATATATAAATCCATATCATTGTCCAATGATTGTTTTAAATCAATGAGTTTATTCTTTAATATTTCCCCCTTTACCGCCACATAGTGTCCATACATTTCTTTACTATAATTTACTTGTTCGCCTTTTTCTTCATCCCAATATGTCATCTCTGACCTATTCTGTGGCTTTACGTTTATTTTGTATTTGTCAGCGAATTTCCATATTTCCTTGTCTATGTTATCGGGATTCTCTCCTAAGGCATTTACTTCTTTACCGTTATATTTTACTGTTTCCTTTGGCCACCATCCCGTAGTAGGGAACGTCTTTGTCGGAAGTCCTGTTGCCGACATAACTCCTGTTGCAATGCCCGTTTTTACATCTACATTCCTATATGCCTCCCATCCTGCACGCCATGAAATAGGAACCGTCCTTTGTTTGATTTCATCTTTCAACGTTACATCGTCTCCCAATGCCGTCCGCTGAGTAAGCAAATCCATCCCAAGTGACGGGACTGGCCCAAGTTTCATTCTTATTGCCGTTCCGAGTTCATCGGCATATGTTCTTCCGTTACGTCCTGCATCATATTTTGATAACTTACCCGTAGAAGCAGACTTCATGGCTTTCTCTCCACTTAAAGCATAATAGGCTCTTGCCCCTAATATAAGCCATTGTGTCATGTTCCCCGGTAGTCCATACCACGAATTACCAACTTTTGTACTAAGAGCATTTTTGCTGCGAAGATCAAACTCTACACTTTCCTTGTTATTGATATAATTTATAGCAAGTATCCCTGCGGCAAGTCCCCAGTATTTAGCAACATCCTTTAGAATCATCTTCCTAATGGGGGCGGGAGCATGAGCCATGTGCCAAGGATTTAACGCAAACGTAAGCAACTCTACCTGAGCTAAATACATTTTGGGCGCCCAAAGGACAGAATTAACGAAACGCATATGACTTTCAATATTGCCATACATGGCCCTCCCAGTTTTAGCGTTTATATACCGTGCCGTCACCCTATATGCTTTTGGGTTGTTCTCGAAAGTGTATCCTGACATCTCTAATACGTAAACTGCATCCGCCCATAATTCCTGCCTTGTCCTATTTGACCCGGAAGCGAATACCCTGTTAAATGCCCTTAGCGCACCTCCATAATTTTTTTCCTTTATAGTAATTGGTCTCCCAATAACGGGAATCATGTCCATAAGTTGACTGTCCCATAATTCTTCTCCTTTACCCGGAACATGACTTTTAATATCAGACATAGCTAATCCTGCCTTCTCCCCTATTTTAAATTCTCTTGTCCTTCTTACTTCTTCCATCCATCGGAAATATCTTTTTTCATCCTTGAAGTCTACAAAAGAGTTACCCATCGCCTTAGCCCATAAGACAGGATTCATAAAAGCAACAGGGCCGGTTTGAAGTAATGCCATCGAAATGTCACCCGTTGCAATTACTTTTGGAACCTGCACAAGAGCATCATAAGCATACTGTTTTACAACTTCTGACAATGACCTGTTGTTGTATCTCCATTCCAGTATTCTCCGTTGATTCTCTGTCTTCAGTGCCTCTAACTCTTCAAGTTTCTTCTCTGCCTCCGGTGATAATTTAAGTGGATTTCTTTTCTTTGGTTCCACAAATCTTCCTGCATCAAGTTCTTTCTTTAATGAAGCGATTTCGTTTTTTATTTTAGTTAGATATGCCTTTACTTTGACGTGATTCTTATAGTCTTCATCAGATAATCCACCACGTTTATAATGTTGCTCTATTTGGTCTATTAACTCCTGTGTGTTAGACCTATATTCGTCTTTTGTCTCTTTCAGTTCAGAACTTGGTGCTTCATTTAATAAGTCTTCAAGTTTCTGTTGCTCCCTGTAATGTTGTTGAACTTGTTCTATCTTCTTTTGAATATCCGATTTTTCTCTTATCCTCCTTTGTTTTCCTTTCTCTGACTTCGGTTCCGTCCCAGCAAGCAATCTTTCTAATTTTCTTACTTCCTTTGCTTCTCTTATAAGATTTTGATAATCTATTGCTACTTTACTTCTACGTCTTTCCGGCTGTCTTACCTCCTGCGCAATAATCCCCTTAATCTCGTCCTCTGTAAGTTCGTGAATCCCAAGTGCATCCTTTATGTTTGTGGCAATAACATCTAATTTGGTAATGCCATAACCTAAATTCACCTTAGCAAGTTTATATACATCGGGTGCAATAGCAATAAGTTGTGCCTGATACGGAATTACTGACAGTTGAACAACGCCTGTCTTTCCTGCGTTTGCCCATTTTTCTTTTATGCTCTTAACAAGAATATCTCTCTTAGTTTCGTATTCTTGCTTTGTGAGTCTCTTCGTCCCTATAAATGTCTTCCGTGCCTTATCAATGGCTTCTTTATATTCTAATTCCCTTTTCGCCTTTTCATGTGCATCATATTCCTCGTTAAATTTCTTCTCCCAATCTTCATTGACTTTGATTAACTTGTCCTGCCATTCTTTAAGTGTCGTTTTCTGTAAATCTGTAAGTTCATCGGTCTCTGCAAGTCTCTTGGCATGAACAAGTAAGTCGGCATATGAACCATATGGATCAAACTCTACATCTAAAAACCTCAACTGCGCACCACGTTCTGTTGACAACTTCCCGTGTGCGTCTAATACTCTTTCATATTCATTAAGAAATTCCTGACTTTGATCTTTCCCATTGTCAAATTCCGTTTTTAGTCTTTTGACTTCCTTTGTCAACGCTAATTGTTCTTCTGTTGTCAATGCTTCCTGTTCTATTGCTTTGTTAACAATGGTTTCTACATTTGTTCTGTCTTCAAGTATTTTGTCTGCCTTTGCGTTGAGTTCATCGGATACTGTTACTATCTTTTTATATTTGGGCAACCCGGCCTCTTCACGCATCTTTTCCTTTGCTGCCTGAGTAGTTCTTATCTTTTTGCCTTCTTCTGTTTCCTTCGGTGGTTCAACGGGCGGTACTTCCTGTTTCGGTTCTTCCTTAACTGAATTTATTTTATTTGCAGCTTCTAAAATATGTTCAGGCAACACTTCTTTGTCGCCAAGTTCGTCTGCAATCGACCTCGCCATATCCATTGCCTCTGCTTGACGTGCCTCGTCTAATCCAAGCCTCTCAGCAGTTACTTTAAGAAATTCATTTGTGTTATTTCCTTTGGCTTCGGGGACGGGTTCGGATAATAGCCTGTCAAATATCTGCCTTATCTCAGGTGTTATCCTTTTCTCAATAGGACTGCCCTTTAGTTTTGAGTAAATATCAGTGAGCCATTGTTTGAACTTCTCGAAAAGAGACTTTAATTCTGCCGTTGGTGCTTTGCCGTCACGTAAATATCTTTCAAATCCCCTCCCAAATGGTTCGCTCCCACCAAAATCTGCAAATATCTTTTGTTCTCCTTTGGTTAAGTCCATTTCAAAGACATGAGCAATCTCATGTACCAACGTGCTGAAATCGGGTGAATCTAAAGCGTGAATTACTTTACGTCCATCAGCAAGTGTTTCTACCGCACCCTTTATTTGTCCTTTGTTTTCTTGTAATAAAATATCCCTAATTACTATCTGCTGATCTCTACTTACATCTTCTGTCTTTTGTAATAAAATACCACGTCTTTGATCTGGAGTGAAGTTTGTTCTTGTTTCTACATTCCGTGCCTCTACCTCTGCACGTTGTTTTTCATATAGATCACGAATTAAAAACTCTTTCCTGTTACCGGATCGTAATAACAATGATGCCATGTCCGCATCATTTCCTCTGTTATTTCGTATGGCTTTCCCAATGTCCCGTGTGCTTTTAACCACCTGCGTGATTTTATCCATGCCCACCGCTTCTTCATAGCCTTCATATCTTTGTATAAAATGTTGGATTTCATGTATTATTTTAGATTTGGTTTCTAATGTGTTTAAATCGAAGTTTGTATTTAAAATAATTAAATTATTATCAACATTTGTAACCGCAACACTTGAATATCCGCCCTCTTTAGGGAATTTTTCAAAATAGACTCGCACCTTTTTTAATTCAGGATATGTTTTATATAATTCATTGTTTTTATAAATCTCTGATAGTAATAAATGGTATCCCTTACTCCTGTTTTCTGTCATAAATTTATTAACCTCATTCCCATTTATCAACACATCTTTATCCTGAATCTCATATCTCCATTTACTATCTGCTCCTTTCTCCCACCCAGTAGCCATGCGAATAGAGGCTGCATCCTTCCCGTCTGTTTCCATTTTCCTTGCTACGTCAAGATACTCTAACGATCCTTCAATATTCGATGCACCAACTTCACCTAATATCTGATATTGCTTTTGGGTATTGCTTTCAAATTCGCCTCCATTTACATCTGCAATATGTGTTTCATACCACTGTTCAGGTGTCCTTCCCTGTTCTCCCTTTGCCCACGAATTTGCCCTTGCGTCCATTAACGCAATTGCACCGTCTATGTGTTCATCCGAAACACCTTTTGCCTTAAACTGTTCTCTGAATTTTGTCTTTATGTTTTCAGAATGTGTTACTTCTTCTTTGCTTCCTTCTGCTGTTTCTGCTTCTTTGACAACTTCCGCTTTGGCTTCTGTACCTTGTTCTTTGACTTCATTTTCTACTGGTTTTATGGGTTCCGTTTTTGCTTCTTTTTCTTTGGCTACCTGCTCCTCTGACTTTATCTGTTCTTCGTGATACTTCTTTACTATGTCATCAAATTGCCTTACTGCCTTTGTCTGTTCAGGCGTCCTGTCCCAAGGTGAACTGCGAAGTTCTAACCCCGCCTTTAGTTCTTTCTGGTCTATCCCCGATATAGAGACTTCATCGTAAATCTTAGATACGTCCTCTGCAGGAATACGTTCAAACAGTTCCGCCTTTTGTCCTTCGGCTACCAACGCCCCCATATTTACTGCCATCGACTTTGCTTCTTCGGGAGTGTCATATTTGTATTCCCAAACCAAACTACCCTGATTGTCGTATGCCTTTAGTTCTTCGTCTTTTGTTTCTATCCTTACAATAGAAGGTATATCCTTTGGACGTTCACCCTGTAATGACCACCGTAACTTGTTTTTGGTAATCTCTGGTATCTTCTGGTCGTCAAATACCTTATTTAATTCTTCCGGGTTGTCCTGCAAATTCGTTACAACTTCTTCTGTTGTCTCTCCTTTTTTCAATCCCGAAAGTTCGTTTTCATCAAGCTCTACTTTAAATTCATCCTTGTTTACGGATTCTTTAGTGAAATTCTTGCTCTTGAAATATTCCTTTCCTGCACCATAGATAGGTGCAACCTTAAACAATCCTAAGAACAATGCCTGACTTAATATTTCCTTTGTCGTTATATCCTTTAGCGGACGATTATCAAGAACTGCACCACCAGCCATAAATACTGCATTTTCTGCACCAAAACCCAGCGTATGTGTGGCTATCTTTGCTGCCATTTTACCTGCGACACTCGGTATCTTGTCCTCAAAATACTTACTTGCCACGTTAGAAGCATAAGATAACCCACCAACGGACATACCTATTGCCGTACCTTTTGCACCTGCTTTTAATACCTGCCCGTATGAAACATCTTCTAAATCTGTCCCTTTAGATAACTGTGTTAAAAAATCAATAGACGCACCATGTAGTCCCAATGCTCCCCCGGATTGTGCCATGCCTAATGCAGGATTTCTTAATGTAACTTCTGCTGCCTTGGCAAGCATCTCTTTTTCTATTCCTTTGGTTGCCAGTTTCTTTGCCAAATATCCCGTTGACAATTCTGTCAACCCTTTTGCAACCTGTGTTCCGATGGTACCACCTGCCATAAATAAAGGCAAATCCAACATAAAAGACCCCACCTGAACAGCAAATTCCTCTGCTGGTGTCGGTTTGTAGTCCCCTTGATCTAAAATAGGTTTCCAGCCAAAGGACTTTAAATATAGTCCTAATGCACTCCCCTCTAAACTTTTGGTCTGTATGAAGTCTAATGGATTATTTATTTTATTATTTAGAAAGTTGTTATTTAACTCAGCAACTCTTTCCGGTGTTATGCTATATCCTGGTATTTGTTTGGGTGCTTCTTGTTGTCCCGGCATTGCCTGTTCCCATGGATTCCCCTGTACTTGTTCGGGTTGTTGCTGAATTGGTGTCTGTGGTACCTGTCCCTGAAACGGACTTGGTTTAACACTGTCAACACCACCTGCGTTCAATTGCTCTTGCGTTACCTCCGGCATCTTATCCGTAGGCTGTTCGGGGATTATCTGTTCCTTTGGTTGTTCAGTTACACTTGACGTTACTGCACCTACTGTTGATGGCAAAGGTTGGTTTGTGGGTTGCCCCGGCATTGTCCCCGTCCAAGGATTAACAGGTTGCTTTTTAATCGGTGTATATTCTACGATTACAGGAGGAGGTGTATACTTAAATCCCAGTCCTTGATAATATTCCTCAAATGGGACAAATGGCGTCCCCGTCTTTTCAAATACTTGCGATAACTGATGATGAGTAATTTTAGCATATTCAGGATTGTTCATGCTACTTACCCATGTGTCGTAATCAGGTAAGTTGCCGAGTAATCCCTGAGTGGATTGATATACTTGTTTTAAATCAGTAGGCATTATTTCCTTTATTTAGGCCATGTGTTTCCGGGATATTTTGCTGTCCCTGTGTAGTCAGAATCTTGTCCACGTATAAGTGATTGTGTTGCTTCTTGTTTTCCTTCATCTGCTAAACTTTGTGCCACCGTTACTGTTCTTCCATTATATATGAATTTTTTAATAGCAGACCCATATGTTGCTTTTCCCGCACCGAATATCTCAACATTCCTTGCGTTTTCGGGATCGAGGTAATATGTTACCAATGCACCCGGATATGTATTGTCAAGCAAATTATTAATCCCCCTTGCTTGATATGATAACAAGTCCCTTCCTGTAACAGGAACGCCGTCTTTTAATATTGTCCCATCCATTCTCTTTACTGTCAATGCAATATTTGTACTCTTATTTAATGGATTTAAGTTTTTACCATTGACAATGCGTGGGGTTATCATTGCATTAAATTCTGCGATAATTTTATTCTTTTCGGCGTCTTTCGATGCTGCAATCAAATCCATATATTCGCCAATCGTAGACGGTGTGTTTTTCCCTTGATCGCTAAATTCAGGTTGTACGTTGTTAAACCAATTCATTTTAACGGGAGAATCTAAAGATGAGAGTTCTAATGACCCATATGACTTTCCCTCTGGGCTTCTGAAATTTCCCGTTGATGATAATGACTTCTGTATAGAGGCAAGTGTTGCTGGTTCGTCTAATATTGATAGTCCATTACTGTCTTTCTTCGGTTTCCCATAAATGTCCTTTTGATATATTGGTGTCCAATTGCTTAATGCGTTTTTATATCCTTCCCAGTTGTGTGAAATCGTTCTCGTAACGTTTGGAATAAAACGTTGATCGTTTGTCGGTATTCCTGTATTTACATTGACATAAGTATTCTGATCTCTCGTTATCCCGTGTTCCACTGGCATCTTTGTGGCAAAATATGAAGTGTAATCCTTTGTTACCTTTGCCTCTAATTCATTCTCCTTACCCGGAAGGATATTCTTGTTATCGTCAAAATATTCAGGGAACGCTTCTGCTAAAGCAGGAAGGTTGTCTCTCATAAATAAATCTATGTGATCTTTTATTCTTCCTTCGGACATATGGGTCATGTTCGCAAAATATCGTACTACCTCTGCGTTTGTACCCTTTAATTTCAGTTCGTTAAATTCATCCATCTTTTCCTTTGGAACGGCAGACATATCATAATCCTTGCCCATCGTATTGGCATAACTCGTCAGTTCATTCTGATATGCCGGAATAGCCAATATCCTTGAATTTAACTTATTCCTTTCAATAGTCCCAAAAACATATTTCGGATCTCCGTTTTGAAGTTTATGTAAATCAGATTTTAAGGTCTCTGGATATATTCCTTTGGTGTCCTTTAGAATTTCCTCTGCAATAGCACCCAGTTGTTGACTTCTCTTTCCCTCAAATTCCCATGTCATATTCAAATTATCCAATGCTTTGTATTCCTCTGTTCCGTGTATCTGCGCACGTTTGGCGAAATCCGGCCCATATTGCCGTGCAATCTGATCTGCCATTGCCGTAAAATATTTTGCTGCTATGGGTGTATCATAATACGCCATCTTCGGCCCCTGTATTCTTAAAGGTCGTACCCTCTGGGCGTCACGCATTTGTCTCTCCTGTTCTAACCTGAGTAACGACTTCTGCCTTTCGTCATACAGTCCATAGGGTATATTCACTGCCATACCACTGCCAAATTCAGCAAGGGGTGTCCCCGGCGTATGTCCCAAAATGATAGGACTTGGCGTCTGTGGTTGATAATAGGCTTCCGGTATAGACTTGTTCGGGTCGGAAGCCACGTTAGGCATTATAGATTCAATAAGTCTCTGTCTCTTTTGCTGTTCTAAAGAATCCAAATAAGACTGCTGAGGATAAACATAGTAATCGCTTACCTGTGACGTGTTTACATACGGTCCTTTTGTCCTGTCGTCTACCACGTCCGGTTTGTCGATTACCTTCGTCTGTGTACTTCCTGTATTATCTGTGGTGGTTATAGTAGTGGTATTGTCTCCTTCGGGAGGGTCTTGTCTATAACCAAACGTGTTTTTTATGTTATCCCAAAGGCTCATTACTATAAGTTTAAATATGAAGAAATCGTTGGATTTACATATCCTTTGTCCGGCTCAGGTGCATAAACAGAAGGATCGTTAGGGTCTCCGAAATTTAAAGCCCTCGCAAAATTACCGTAACGTGTCCCCCTGAAATCAGGTGCAGGTGCGGAAGGAAGTCCAGTTGAGTTATTCAATGAAGCCATATCTTGTGGTGCGCCAACCAAACTACTTATAGCGTTTTCTTTGCCCTGTGCCGTTGCTCCACCACCACCTTCACCGCCATAGTTATATGTCAACAAATTCATAAGGTTGTTCATCCCAAAACGTTGATTTTCTATTCCTTGCGCCATCTTCGTGTTATACCTGTTAGCATCTGCTCCGTATTGCATATCACCAATCTTGTTTACCATCTGCCCTGACAGTTGATCGTATGCCATGCTCTTGTTCTGTACCTGCCCTAAGAGTTCATTTAGCATAGTACCCACCCCCCGTTGTGCGAAGTTATACGCATTAGGGTTTCCTGTCTGTAATATCGCCTGTGAAGCATTTGCACTTATATTTCGGGCGTTATTCAATGTGTTCTGATACATTGACCCTACTTCTGCGTTTCTGCTTTTCCTTTGGTATTCTGCCTGTAATAACTTGAAAGCAGGTGGTATCTGTGGGAACATACCTACTGCCTTCTTCTGTTGCATTATACCCTGAATCAGTTGCACCAAACTAAGTGCGCCTGCTCCTGCTGCCATTATTCCCTGTAATGCCATTATCGTAGTTCTTTAAATTGTACTGATGTCTGTGTTAACTCAAATCCACTCCCGAAATATATTATCTCAAATATGAGTTTCTTCCCCTGCATACGTTTCCTTTCGGGGTCTGCACTCGCCAGTCTTCGTGGTATATACTGTTCAAAATTGGTGTAGTCTTTTAGGTAGTACTCTGATTCTGCGGCAGAAAGTGTCGCCTGTATCCCTTGTCCATAATAATCGTAGAAGTTTACCTGATATGGTTTTACGTTCGATGCTATCTTAATCCTGATAAACTCTTTTGCTGCTATACCTGCGACTGCCTTTTCAGGGTATCCTTTCTGGGGTGCACATACATTCGACACCATATTTAATATTGGTGCGTTGCCTATTAATGTCCCTGCACTTGTCATTTCATACGTCTGCGCCCTGTTCCTAAGAACAGTTGCACGATTGCCAACACCAAACATACGATTATCAAAACTGACATATTTACAGAAGTTATAAGAGTAAAAGTCGTTCCAGTGTTTGGTCATAAAGTCATATGCCATCGTATCGTTATCTATCTGTATCCAGTATTCTTTATGTAAAGTGTCGAAGCCACCTGTAAGATGGTCAGGACTTATCGTTATATTTTTTAATATGTCTCCATAAAGTCTGTTGTGGTACATATTCCTTCCTATGTCCTCTAATTCCCCCCCGGCAAAGGCAAATGCACTGTCAAGATTAGTAAAACATAGCATATTATCTGATTCTGCTGCACTTCTCCACATTTCCTTTGGCATCCCAACGGTGTTTGAAATCCATATCTCGCCACCGATATACTGTCCTTGTGTTCCTATCATCGTTGCCAGTTCTGTGCCATCAGCCTGCGAAAGGATATTCTTACCTATGAGTAGCAGACAGATACCGTGATCTGTAAAGCAATAGATATTGTCTCCCCTGTTAGAAAGTGCGTTATATCCGTATTTTATTTCTCCGTTGGCATCCGATATGTCGTAAATGTTACCTGCTAAGAAAGTCCTGATCGAGGGTGCGCCCTGAACACCTGCAAGACGTTGAAGCGAATAATGAACCCTTGTACGCCTGTGTGTTATGTCTGTATATCCTACTTTAGGCTTGCTTGGATATATTATAAGGTTAGATTCACGATAAAAGTCTGAATTGTTCTTTGGACGATAATGAAACCCTCCACGTAACCACATCATGTCCTCGTTTGGATAATCTAATTTATATTGAGGATCAATATAAACATATCCCACCCCGGCATAAGGACGCATCACATAGTTTGTCCGGGGGAAAAACTTATAGAATGAAGGATAGTTGCCATCATTGTATATAGCCGTCGTTGGTATCTCATAAGAGAAACACTGTTGTATCCTGCTTTCAGAGACAAACATACAAACCAACTGCCTTATTTCTTCAACTCTCACTGTGTATCCACCAGTGGCAACACCAAACCCGGTACTGGCATTCATCAAACTGTAATAGTCTGACATTGTGTAATCCCTGTATGGTAATCCACAATAAAGTGCATAACCAAACGGACTTCCTGTAATACCAGATAAAAGGTCAACGGGAGAAAATATGCTGTCACCAACGTAAGTATCACCACCAAATACAGAAACAGGCATTTCGGAATCGAAATAAACCCAAATTTCTTCACCCGATACAGGAAGGTACGTCCCACTGTCTCCGTCACTATATCCAAATCTTACTAAATATTGTTTTCCTTCGGTGTATGTTATGGTATCAAGAATTTCAATATCTGAGGAAACTCCCGTATAAATACCATAAACATTAACACCACCAACAACAGAATATCCTGTTGAACCGTTAATGTCTGCTTGTATCGTTGCTATGTCTGCCCTACCGTTGGCACAAATCCATGCTTTTCTTTCTTCTCCAACATAGATAAACCAATCTGTCTTTCCTGTATTGTTTGTAGCAGGAGGCATACAGTCTTCCCACCTTTCATCCAAAAGAACATAATCAAGATTGCTTGGATTGAATTGCCCTATGCAACTCTTTAGTTTGATATATGTCCCCGTATCGTAATAGTTCATTACGTTGGTGTCGGGGACTATTGCACTTTCATTTACAAGATTAATGAGATATAGTGGTTCGTGAAACTCTTTAACTGTTGCATCAGCATAATGTTCATCGGTAACTTCTTCATTTGAATAGATAGGACTGTCAAGCGAAAGGATATAATATTCGCTTTTACTTCCATCGGCTCTTGTGCTTATCATTCCCGAATTACTTAAAGCAATACTGTTTATTTTAAGTGAATCCGGTTTCCCTGCGCTAAATAACGATTCAACTGTTGTGTTTCTCCATTTGCCAAATAATGTGTTCCCGGACGAACCGTTGTCGCTACCGTCCACGTTTATGTCATCACTGTCTTTAATAACATGAGCATATAAAGCCACATCACCCCAGTTTGTGTCCGGGGTAAGAGGTGTTTCTTCGTTTGGATAACCATTGTAACATTCTGAGAAATACCCATAGGGGGCTACAATGTCCGCTTTTACTGAATTTATATCAATATTGTCAACACTGAGCAACCCATTCAGGCTGTCAAGTTCAGGAGAATAAAAACAGACTTCGCTTAAATCTTTTTTCTGTCCACTGGTAAAAGAATAAAATCCAAGTCCCTGAGCCAACACACGTCCTGCCTTCACAGTTCTTACTATGGTAAAACCCGTTGCCCATGCAGGTATTTTGTCCGGGTCTATACCCTTTAATGCTGCACCTAAAGAATAATATTCTTTTCTAAAACCTTTAGGATTATATGTTTCTCCTTCGGCTGCCTTGTTAATCTGTTGATCTATTCCGTCCTTAAAAGTACCTTCTTGTCCTATGGGTGTCAATATTTTATAGGCAGCACCAACGTCTAAAGTGTAGAGTGTGTCCCCCGCTACTTTTGTTATTGCATTGTCAAGTGAGAATCGCTCATAAATGTTTGCATCAATATTATTATCTTCGTCACAACCCGTAGGGTTCCCATCATAACAATATTTTAAAGCATCACTGGTTATCTTTGTGCGCCTGTCTGGGAACTGATAACTCTGAGCATCGGGTATCTGCAAAGCCAATGTCCTTGAAAAAGTACCATCAAAAAATACTATCGCAAGTCCATACTTCTCCCCTCCCATAAACTCTTTAAAATAAGTATGATTGTACGGGTCTGCGTGTCCATACATACCTATGTTTTTAAGAATAGGTAATGTCTCTGCGTTTGTAAGAATTTCGTCTGTTACAACGTTTTCGGCATATTTTACATTAAATAAGTGTGTCCTTCCGCTAAAATACCGTACACTCTTTGCTGCTTCTATTGTCCTCGGACTGTCTGCCGAATCCTCTGTTGTCACGTCTCCTTCATATCCTCCGAAGTCTACAATAGTCTTCACTGAAATTTCGTTCTGAACAATAGCAATCCTGCCTACTATCTGTTCGCTCGGTACAGAACCCACCGCCTCGCCGTTGGCATAAGAAGCCCTCGTTATCTCTAAGTATTCAAACCCTACACGATTCTCTACCCTTACCTTTAATATTACACCATAAGAAGATTTTGTCCCTTCGGCTGCACCATATTTATCTATATTAGGGTGAGTTGTTTCTCCCGCTCCGTTCTCATACAACACGGGTATTAGGGGTGTTGGTATTGATAATGCAGTTTTGTCCCCTGAATCATTAACATATCGAACACGATAACAATATTGTCCTACATTTAATCCCGGTGCTGTGGGAAGCGGAGGTACAAAGACTGTTGCGTTCGGATAATAGATATTCTTCGTTATGGCAATAAAAACAGGATGATGAATTATTGATTTTAATTGCAGACTATGTTCATCTAAGACAAACCCCGCAAAATACTTATCTGTCAACACCCCCGTGACGTCTCCTACCGTTATCCCTGCGTTCTTTAAAACGTCATACAAGTCAAGATACATAGGTGCATCATGGTTGTTGGTGAAGAATATCTCACACCCATCCTGGCTGTCGCCTGTGTCCATCTGTATTGGATATTCCACGCTTATAGGCAAGTCGGGTGAAGCTGCAACGATATTACCACCTACCCGTATGAATGGATCTGATTTATTTGTCGTTGCCGTATCTGCCCACAATTCTACAAGCGTCTTGTCGCCGTCTACAATAACATAGTCGGCAGCCATACACACCCATTTGGTACGATAAAAATTCTGATTCACCGAAGGGAGAGCATAATAATGATACGACTTTCCTCCTATTGTCCATTCGGGTGAATTGTCTGCATGACCATATAGTAATTCCTCCCCAAAGACGGTCTTCAGTTTCCCGAAGTCACCATCCATGTTGTTCGGTCTTAGATTTAAAGATGATAGATACTCTCCTTCTTTTCCTTTCCCAAGTAACTCGTTGTCGAGGGAGGCATTTATACCCTGAATATAAGACTTATCATCCCAAGGGGCTGAATTATTGCTGTTTGGCATTATCTTTTTGTTCCTTTTTTAACTTTTTTGCAACCCATTGTGTATCTTATTAAGGTGTCGGTACTGCATAGACTGAAAATTCAACAGGGAACGATGTCAGGCTTATATCTGCCAATACTCCCGAAAGATATGTCTTTAAAGTTATGATGTTGTCTGATGTCCTTTCGATTGTTACGGTGTTTGTCCCATCGTAATAAGGTGGAGGAAAGAACGTATATCCCGAAGGAAATGCACCTGTACTTGTTCCCGTATATGTACCTACTGCCGTCCTTGCCCAGACAATAGTACCTACGGTATTTTCAAGTGCGCTTACAGTCATAACAAAATCATATCCTAAGATACTTGCGTGTGCGTAATGTGCTGCTGTGGCTGTTGCGGCTATCAACGGTGCTGTAAATCCAGTACCTGCTGCTGCTGCCTCGAATATTAAATTAGCACCACTCGAAGTTAAAACTATCGCCTGTCCCGAATATGCTGTTGCGTGTGCCGTCACAAAGGCTGCTGCCGTTGTGGTTAAATCCGTTGCAAAGGTGGCTATTTTTGTCAGTCCTCCGGCTGCCGTCACTGTCTGTGAACCCGAAGTCCCCGTTAATGTCAGTGTCTCTTTTTGTTTTACTGCTGTAATGTTGGCAAAAGTATTCACAACACCACCTGCAAGATTCCCGGCAGAAGAAGTAATAATAGGACTTGTAAATCCCGTTTCTGCTACTTCTGCTTCAAAGATTAAGTCAACACCACTTGAAGTTAAAACTATTGCTTGTCCTAAATATTCTGTTGCATTTTCTGTTACGAACGTTGAGGCTGTTATTGTCGGACTTGTGACAAAGGTTATATCCTTTGTTAATCCTCCGGCTGCACTAATAACGGCTTTGCCGAAAGTACCCGTAAGCGTCATAGTGTCCTTTTGCTTTAATGCCGTCACGTTGGCTTGTGTATCATCATCCGTTCCTGCCAGATTTCCCGGTACGTCTGTAATAGTCGGACTGGTGAACCCTGTACCCGCTGCTGCTGCCTCGAATATTAAATTAGCACCACTCGAAGTTAAGACTATTGCTTGTCCCGCATACTCTGTCGCATTGTCGGTGACAAAAGCTGCTGCTGTCGTCGTTAAATCCGTTGCAAATGTTACATTCTTTGTCAACCCACCTGCTGCCCCGATAGTTGCATATCCTATCGTCCCGGTAAGTGTCATGGTATCCTTCTGTTTGACAGCCACACGGTTTGCCGTAGTGGGAACCATCGTCCCGTCAAGATTGCCTGTTACATTCAACACGTCAACATGAACAAATGCCGTCCCTGCTACATTGGCTTCAAAGATAAGAGTGTTGGTGCTTGCTGTTACCACAACACCTACTGCCAGATAAGCGGCTGCATGATCGGTGACAAACTGTGCTGCTGCATTATCTAAGGTGTCTACGAATGTGATAAGTTTTGCTTCCAATCCTCCACCAGAGGTAACTGCCGTCCCCGAAGTGCCTGTAAGGGTGATAGTATCCTTTTGCTTCACTGCCGTAACATTTGCCTGTGTATTTACAACAGTACCGTCTACGTCATACGGTATATTTGTGACTACGGGGGTTGTAAATCCTGTACCTGCCGTCTCTGCCGTGAAGATTATATCCGGGTCACTTGCGGTAACAACAATACCTTTAGCCAGATAATCTGCCGCAAAATCCGTTACAAAACTGTCAACGGTGTCCCCAAGAGAAGTATCAAAGTGTAATATTTTAGTCAGTGTTCCTGCTCCCGATATGCTTAATGCTCCCCCCGTACCCGTTACCGTAACAGTATCAATTTGTTTTACAGCAACCCTGTTGACTACCGTATTTGCCACTGTACCAGCCAAATCATAAGGTACGTTGGTAACAACAGGACTGGTGAATCCTGTACCTGCTACGTCTGCCGTAAATATGATCGTAGCAGTACCAGCAGTAACGACAATTCCCTGAGCAAGATATGCTACTGCATTGTCGGTTTCAAACAATGCTGCGGTATCGTCAAGTGTTGATGTAAAATGCAAGGTCTTTGTTAATCCTCCTGCACCCGTCACCCGTACTGCACCACCTGTCCCTGTCAACGTCACGGTGTCTACCTGTTTCACTGCTGCACGGTTGGCTGTCGTATGTGCAACACTCCCTGTCAACGTCCCTGCGGTAAATGTAGCACCCACTTCATTTGCACTTGCACCTAAATTGGTGAAGTCGTCGTCAGAATTATAGGTCAGTATCTCGTATGTCTTTCCTGCTGTAAACGCACCGGATGTCTTCGTAGAAGCACCCTTTGTCGTAAATCCTACAAATTTCTTTGTGGTGACAAGTGGCTCGAAGCCCGTAATTGCCGTCTGTAATATTCCCACATCTGTTTCAAGTTGTGTCACCCTGACATCGAGTGACGAGAAATCGGTATCGTCACCCCCCATCTCGTCAATGACTTCTGAGAGTTTTTTAACGATATTGTTATAGTCCTGCCCAATGACCGCCCAGTTTTGGGTCTTGTCTGAAATCTTTTCCTGAATTTCTTTGGGTAATAATTTTGTAATTGCCATCGTATGTAAATTTAAACTATTAATAATTTCCTTTCGACATATACTCTTTCATGTTGTCTCTCTGCCATGTTGACATTCTTCTTGACATAGATTTTGCCTTGTCCCATGACCCCGGCTTACCCCTGCTTCCGTCACGGGCAAGCATAGACACCTGTAACAGTCCCATTAGGCTTTTATCCCTTGTGACAAACACACTCAGGGCTTCTACCTTCACGAAGTCTATCACTGCCCTGCGAAATACCCTCGGTATGATAGGCTCAACGCCTATGTCACCACCCATACCATTATATACTATCCGTACATAAGAATATGCTGAACAGGTAGAGCCAAACATTATCACACCATTGTCTATATTGCAATAATAAAGATCAGATTCTCCTCCGTTGGTTAGATAGGGGTCTGTCTCCATTGTCTCTTTCCTTCGGGCTGTATAATTCGTCCCACCCCCAAAATTGTTAAAATGACGCTTCCAGTATACGGGACGGGATGCTTCCGGCTGACCGCAAACACCATCATATAGATAAATCTCTCTTACGTTGAAACAATTTGAAGGAAGCGACAACCTGTAATTTTCGGGGAACTCCGTATCTGTCGTTAAGACTTGAAAATAGGTGTCCTTTGCAAGTTCTTCTATTGCGTTGGCAATCTGCCTGATATACCACCCCTTGCCGAGACCGTTCTTGTATTCTGTGTCATTGACTGAAACAAGTACGTCCGCTAATATGTCGTTGATTGATACATTGTCGCTACTGTTGTTCATTTACTATTTGCTTAGGTGGTTGTGTAACTGTTGTATCGTTGCCGTCGTTTATTTTGTCCATTGGTACGGACATCACAAACCTCCCCAAATTCACTATTTCGTAATTCATCTGCGACAACAAGTGTCCCGGTAAAGGACATTCATCGTCCATATCTACTATTTCCCTTGGATCGATATTCAAATAAAGTCCCATTTCAAGGTTCTCTATGTTTGCATCCTCTATCCCAAGGAAATACATATATTTATTTACAAGGTAAAAATAAGGACGCTGAGGCGAGGGTAATTCGTGTGAGGCATAAAGTCTATGCGCTCCACCTGAAGTTGTCCTGTCGAATAAAACTTGCGTAAATGGGGGTGCTGAAGGTTCAATAGAACTAAGGTCGTAACTTACATAGTCAACGCCTCTTTCAAAGTCGAAGTCCATCAATATCCCCGGAAGTTCTACATATTTACGTTTCTTTATAATATTGCCCGTATTTACGGGACTTGTCAACACCTTAACTTCGGGAAAGACAGATAAGAACTTACCACTCATCTGTCCTGACTTTGCCCATTGGTTATCCAAATGTCCTTTTAGAAACTTGTTGGCAACCATAGACACCCACCATAACACTTGATATTCTTGAATATCACTGCTTGCAAAGACCTGTTTCAGGTTCTTTAGGTTGTCATATACTATCTCCCTATACTTTGCCATTACTGTAACATTTGAATTACCTCTTGAATAGAGACGTTAAATATAGTGGTGTTGTCCCCCTGTTTTATCGCTATGTAGTTGAGCGCCTTCTGAACAATTATGTTCATCATGTTTTCAGGGAACGGAACGTAATATGTCGAAGTTACTGTTGTCGTTGGTATTTCTTCGGGAACACGAATAAATGATATTGCCACAAGTCCCCTGCGTATTTCGGGGATTATCTCAATCTCTTTTAATGTATCTAAATATTGTCCTTCTTCTTTTCCGTCGGTTGGGTTGTACCCCGAATAGTCAATAAACGGGATATAACCATATTGCAAAAAGTCACCTGTTCTTTTGTGCCCGGAGACAAATGGGTTTTTAAGCGATTCTGTCATTTGCTCGTGTGTTAACTTCTGAGCCTGATATTCTCCGCTTATATACGTCAACTCCGGTCTGAATGTATCTCGTGATTTTTTAACAGTATGGTCTTTGTCATGTCGTATTTCATAGACACTATCGGCTTGTTGTCATACTGTTTGTTTAAATACGGGGTTATGTCCACCACGTATCTTGGTGGTAATGTCGTTACTGCACCAAGGGTGACATATACCTTTGGCTTAGGGAACACCCCCGTGACTGTCCAAATTTTAAATCCAAGGGAATCATCAATAGACACACGAGAAAAGCGGTTCGTCTGCCACACTTTTACCATGTGTAAGTCGCTTAACCTTTCTTCTACGAATTTATCCTTACCCAGACGGGTAGAAATGATACCAGTGAGCCACTCTATTGCAGAGTTTACTGCCGGAATCATGTCTATGCTATCCAAATAACGATCAGAGCCTTCAGCGTCTAAGCCGACCCTTCTCATTCTGTCTATTATGCTCTCCAATAGTATCATTGCAGATGTTAGTTTTTAGTTTATGTCGCCATAAGTGCGTTTTCAACTGCTGTCTTTTCATCGTAATGCCTCTTTACCGTTTCGGCAAGTTTGGCTTGTTCTGAATCCATTGCGCTTCGTGCCATCTTTGCAATGAGTTCCTTTTTCATTGCGTCAAGGTCTGTCGTCACAACGATATTTGAATCCTTACAGGCTGAAACAACCTGGTGTTGGTTCATCTTTGAAACTGCATTGTACGCCTGCATCATCTTGTCAACTAACAAAGAATCTGCATTTTGCGCACCTGCTATCTTCTTGTGGATAGTACCCGCAAGAAATTCAGGTGTGTTCTCGATAAATTCAACTTCTTTCTTTGAATGTACCGTCACCATAGATAATTGTACAATTTTGTCATCCCTGCTGCCACTTACCTTTGTCCTCATGGACGCAAGGTTAGAAAACTTAATAGCACCAAAAGGAGCGACGACTTCTTTTCCTTTGTACTTATACGAGTGTATGATGTGTTCATGGGTATGATAAAAGTAACTCTGTGGTTCTTCAAGGTAGTCGTCCATGATTTCTTCTACGGGTGTACATGGTTTAGACATTGACTTCTGTAAGGCATCGAGTTTCTTGTCAAAGTCTTTCTTCATGTCTGCCTGCATCTTCTCGACAAGTACCGCTACCTCTGATTCGGACATAATTTTTTCCTTTGGCATTTCCTTCGGCTTGTCCGTTGTAACGCTGGGTTCTACTTCTTCGACAACCTCGCTAACGGGAGGATGTAATTCATCCCATTTTTTCTCTGCAAGTTCGTCAAGTTCTGCGGGTGTAAGATCAGTATTCTGTTCTCCCATCTCTTTTCTTAGTTTGTAAAACTGTGGATTCTTTATCATATAATTATATTTAGGGTTATTAATAACGGGGGGATTTTACACCCCCCGTCGTTGAAACTTTTAGCTGCAAGTGATAATATGGCATCCGAGCGGATTCACAAACCTCTGTGAGAAGTCGAAGGAAACCCATTCTACGGAATATTTCTGTAAAGTACCATTGTTCACCCTGCCGAGTGTAGTCCCAAATTCTTCTCCCATCATAAAGATCGGCGTAATAGAAGACTGATCTATGATGAAGATTCTGTTTTGGAACATTGAAGGGAAGGAAGCGGTATCGTTAAACCTCTGCATTGGGACAAGTACGAGATTCACCCCACCGATTTTAACCATGTCGAGCATTAAATCTGCGATTTTGCTGTCCGGTGTATAACGGGTAAGCGTGTCTTTGTAATACTTGCTAATGGCAAGGTGTAACTGTGGTGTGCAATATACAAACAGTTCGGAACCATAGGCTTTATGAGAACAAGCGAGTGCTGCCGATTCTAAGGCTGTCCCAAGAGTGGTGGACGTTGCTGAAGATGTCGGCGTCCCTGCTGCAATCATTGTCTGGTAAATACCACCTGCGGTCTTTACTTTCTCTGTACTTGTCAACGCAACTTCGCCACGTGTTCCTAACCAGTAGAAATTTGAACGGTCAATACGAACTTGGTTGAAAAACTCCTGACGATTCATTGACAGGTAATTCTCAAATGTACCCTGACGTTTGTATTTCTCCATTTCAACTTTGCCGAACTTCATGGCTTTTACATACTGTTGTACATAGTTGTAACGTTCTGTTACACTCATACGGAAGTATGTCTTGATGTCGTCTGCTGCATCACCTTCAATAGGCCCCAATACAGGAAGAAGTTGAGTTGATGTCACTGCCGGGAGAGATCCTCCAAGTAACGGTTTAACGGTGATATTGGTGTCTGTTGTCACGGCAATAACGATACCCTGAGTAGAATCCGGGTAAACAACAACACTATCAATAGTAACCATTGATGTGTCAGATGTGTTGATTACCTGTTGAGTGTTCAATCCCGGTGCGCCGGGAGAGTTAGAAGCTGTAATTGCTGAACGTCCGTAAGTCTTTTCTCCAAAGAAAAACTCGTCTGAGTTAATCTGTTCTGGTGCCATACCGTCGAGGACGGACAGATCGTAAAACTGTTGCGGTGCGGTATCGTAAATCTGAGAATGAACCAACCTTTTGATAAGGTCGGTAGTACCATGTGTATAAGTTGACGCATAGGTCGAACTCAACGCATTCAAATCGACATTCGTTAAGTCCGAAGGTGTCGTTGTATATAATTGATCTGCCATTGTGTGTTAAGTTTTAAGGTGTTTTTGGTATGTGTTTATATGGATTCGCCCCTCCCGTAAACGACCTTACCAATTTCTCTGCTTCTTTGCGTTCAGCCTCATTCTGTGGAGCTTTCGAAGTCCCTGCTTCCGGCGTTTCTGGTTTTCCTTTCACAGCCGTATATAGTCCTTTGGATTGCTCCTTGATGAGTTGCTTCAACGCTTTGATCTGGGTTTCGCCGTGTTCTATCATGGCTATCCTTAATGCCGCATCCTGACGGTATGTACCATCAGAATTTTTGAAATAAGCAAGTAGTTTTGCATCGTCACTGTTTAACATAGTCTGTTCAATCTTATGAACAATACGACCATCTAAATCAGGAAACGACTTCGTTTGTAGTTGGTCAACGGAACTCTTGGCTGACGCCTGCATTGCGTCTATCTGACGTTTTGCATTTGCCGCCAACGTAGCACGTTGTCCTTCTACCACCTGTTTTGACTGCGGATAGAGTGTTGTCTTGATGAAATCGTAAGCACCCCCTATTGTTGGATAGTCGTCGGGGTTTGCTTTAAAGTCTGCCAAATCTTCTGCTGAAAACTTGTTAGGGTAATAATAGTTGAGGAGTTGTATCTTGTCTTGTTGTTCTACCGACTTGTTAAAGTCCGGTTGACGTATTGCCTGTTCAAATACCTGCCGGTGATCCATGCCTTTTGCCCAAGCGTCTATTGCCTGTTGAATGTCGGTAGGGATTACCTTGAAGGTTTCGATAATGTCGTTGAGTTTGCTCTGTACTTCGGGTAACTCTTGTGCTTCCTTTCGCCATGTGTCTACGTTCTTTAAGAACTTAGCATATCCTTTGGCGTCTTTGGCGTCAAATTTCTTTTCGATAGCAGCATACGCTTCTTCTACGGTTTCAAACTTGTACTTCGTCTTATCTTTCGAGAAAAACGGCTGTTCTATTGTTTCATCGTCTTCATCGTCCGGTTCTTCTGCCTTTTTTTCTTCTTTGGCTACAACGGGTTTCGATTCATCCGGCACGGTTGATTCATCGGGTTTGGTCTCCGGTGTGACAACGGGTTTTTTAAGTTGTTCCCTTGCCATATCCCCCAATGCTTTTGCCTCCGGGATTGTCTTCTTTAGATCAGGAAATGAATTAAGGAATGAAAGGGCGTTTTTTGTCGCCATTTCGTCTTCGGTGATCTGCTGTTCGGTGTTTACTTCTGTACTCATAAAATTAAATTTGTGGTTGAACTTCCGTATTTTGTTGTTTTATTAACTCCTTCCCTATATTACCCACTTGAGCAATACGTTCTTTCTCCAATGGTACCTGCATCTTCTGTTGTGCCATCTGCTGATTCATATTGTCCTGCTGTTGGGCTTGCTGCAATTGCATCGGTGCCTGTTGCTTTTCAATATAATCCTGTTCAGCAATAGCGTCCTGAACCATACGGGTAACATCTTCTATCGTACCGGAGTTAAATACAGCCGCAAAACGGACTTTATCCAACAACCCTAAATTAAGCATCTGCAAAGCAAAGGCGTTGGCAACCATTTTTTGATCTGTTTCCGGGGTTGTCCTTGTTACGAAAACCCTGAAATATTCATTCAAGTACTCTCTTGATAACTGCAATGCCTTAGTGTATCTCTCACCAACGGCATAGTATATTAAACTGTTGTTTTCTACGAAGATACACTTGCCACGTGTTGCCATAGACTGTGCCATTTGTAACAATAACCTGTCAAGTGAGTAATAAAATCCTTCCTGCATCAGTGAGCCTCTCTCTATCATAGCGTTGTTCACCCCCACAAGTTCACGTTTCCCTCCTTGTGTCCCCGTCATGGCTTCATTGATACCTATGTTGTTTCTGGCTGTATTAACAACTGCGTCTTTTATTTGAAACATTATGTTTGCCGTGGGGACAAGGGTAGCATCATATTTTCCTACGGCATTTTGAATCAGACCTCCCGTATTTTCAAGAAAGATAGGTTTGCCTAAATTCATTGATCTCAGAATTTCTTCCTCTCCGTCCTCTGAAATCATACTCCTGTCAAAGATAGAGTTGGCTCCACGACTGTTGTTTATTGTGGATTCAGCCATTGAGTTGATACGGTTTACCAAACGCTGAGGGTCTATAACGTCGTCTATCGGGGCTGCTATCTCACCGTCATAATACTCAAATGTAGACGGTTTGTAAGAAAATGGATTTGAGTACAATGACATATAACTCTGTTCTGAGTAAGGTATCACCCCCCACTTCAGAACAATGTCGTCCTTTGTACCACTACCCACCATTTCTTTAGGGATGAACTCTGCAAACCTCGTAACTGTCGGGTAACGAACCATGAGTTTGTTGCCGTTGAGTTTTTTGCGTTTGTCCACGTCCGAAGGGAATATCAAATCCTTTGTTGCATATTTCCCACCCTTATAGTTTACTCTTAAAAATGTCTCTACCCCATATTCTGAAATCCAACCCCATTCTTGTCTTTCGTTGTCTCTCCATTCTACTCTTATTCTTGGCACACGTCCTTCTGTCTCTGTTATACCCGCTATCTTGTTAAGATAACTCCAATCATCGAACTTGCGTTGTTTCACATAGTTTTCTATAGTCTCTTTATGTCTTTCGGGCATATCCTCGTTCTGTTCATAGATAGAAACGGGCATCTCCATTGACATATGTCCCATGAACTCCCCGTCTGACAAGTTAGGACGTACAGCGTTCATGTCCCAAAAGAAAGTAGCGGGTAACAAAACATCCCACGCCTGACTGCCGGACAGTTCAAATTCTTGTGATATACAAATACCACCGACGGCAAGAAACTCTGCCTGTCGTACCTTTATGTCGTCAACTTCGTTCTGTTGTGATATGAAGTTAATAAGGTAGTTTATTCCTTTGGTAAGGGCGTCTGAATAGTTCTTGTCGAATAAGTCCTCTGTCTCCCCGTCGGATTCTCCCACGTGAAAGTTGGCTTTTATCATCTCCCCCTGCTCCGGTGGTAAGTTCTGCGCTATCGTTTGCAGGTTCAGCATACGGGTAAGTTCTTTTTCCCTTCGCTGGATGGCTTGCGGGTTGATTGCTGCTGCCTTGTACGTGTAATCAACACGGATAGCATTATTTTTCAACATCTTTACCAAAGGACGTACTATGTTCTCTACCAGTCGTATCCTGTTTCGTACCTCGCCAGACTCATCCATAAGAAACGTGTCAAGGTCTTCATCCAATATCCACTGCACGCCTTTATAGAAAGCCCAGTTTCGCATCATCTTGTTGATATAGACCTGATACTTCGCCTTGTTTATCGCACCAATACAGTATCGTGCCATCTTAACATGGTAGTCAAGGTTCTTTATGTCAGATACCTTGTTGGGGCGGGTGGGTGCTGTTATGAAGTTTGCGAACATCGTTTTACATTTCTTCTTCGGTTTCTACCTCGTCGTTGCTCATCACTGAATCCATGAGATTCATGGTCTTTCCTTCCTTTTTGCTCTTGTCCCTCTTATATCCGAATCCTTCTTCTTTGTGCTTTATAAGTAATGGTAATGAAGCGACAATATTTTGTGTGTTGTCAATATACTTTTTCTGTTTGTCCATGTCGTCAAGTAAATCTTCTACATTTACCCCGACAATAGATTCATAGGTGTCGAAAATCCGCTCTACTATGCACTTTGCCCTGTGACGATCCGAAGAACTGAACTTCATCATCCTGTCCATTGCTACCTTCACGTTGTCAGAGAACCTGCCTAACTCCCAGTTTTTAATATCGGTCAACCCTATCTTTCCACCGAACAAGTCAGTGGCTATCCTGTTTGCCTTTACTTTTATATTCTTAATCCCGAAATAAGGCGAAGTGGTATTTGCCCAACCCCAGGTTAAGAGAAGTTCCCTATCCGTGAGAATAGAAAACTCCTCTATGGTGTCGAGTTCAGGGTAATCTGCCCTGAGTGGTAAGTCGCTTGGCCTAAATAACTGTCTATCTGCCAATGTAGTATTTCTGTGGATTAAAGACGTATATATGTGCTACGCTTTCTTCTCCGGTTATACCCGAAGCGTCGTAGTCAAGTGTAAATCCTGTTGTTGATTCTACTGAAGCCACCGTTGTCACCAGTCCGTTTAACTGTGCCGGACTTACTGTTGCATGGGTAATCATAATTTTATCACCTACAACAAGTCCGTGTGGATCTGTCGTGGTGGTCACAACTCCCGGATTGGCTTTGGTAATCTTTGACGTCACAATAACGGGCAAAAATATACCTTCAAGGAGTGCATCAAGATAAGCAATGACCTCAGTGAGGGACGTTTTGATATAGATTACAGAGTTCAGTTCTTTGCCTGAATATCTTCCTTCGGCACCCTGAATCTGTTTCTGGTGATTGATAACATATTTAACGTAGGTATAACCGCCCACTGAACCCCCTAAATAGTCGAGTTCAACAAGTGCTGCCGTCCCTTCGGGTTTGGCGTAGGCTGTCGATACCATTTGTACCACTTCTTTCCAGTGTCCGTGACTGTCATAGGTAGTACTTGCGATGGCAAAGGCTACCTTGAAAGTCGTTGCACTGTCGGTAACGATATATCCCGTTCGGTTGAAGTCTCCTGCCGTCGGAAGGACACCCCCCGTCCATACCACGTCGTAAATGTCGATCATATCCCCTACTGCCAGTCCGTGACTTGCTGAGGTGATAGTTACTTTCGTACTTGAAGAATCGGCAATACCCGTAATGTTATGTTCGGTGTCTGCCGTGACCCATGGCATACTGATTGTTGGCTCTGTGGCGTTGGTGCCAGTGGTGCCAATAGCGAAAGTAACAGTCAGTAGGTATGTTGCCATTGTGACGGTCCAAGGATATGAAGGTGAGTTAAGCAGGTTGTAAAACTGCGTAATCACTTGTGTTTCTATGGTTACGGGCGAACCACCACTAACAGCAGCTTTGGCGTAAACGCTAAAGTCCTGAGATTTGTATTTGCTGTCTACCGGGTCATAGTACTTGATAGACATGGTGTATTTTGTCCCGGCTACCCACCCGTGAAGGGCTGAGTTGAAGTTTATCTTGATAACTTTTTGCGCACCTGCCGAATAAGCAAGTTTCTGGTATGAACGTATATCCGCCCAAGGGATAGCCTCTTTAAAACTAACATTTGTAGCGTTATTAGTTACGTCACCCGTTACATACAGGTTGCCCTGTGAAACAAAAAGTAAATCACGAATATCCGCAGCATTGGCATTCAAAACTGCGATTTGGTAATTTGACATGATATTTGTGTATTAGGTTTATAATAGCACAAATATAATACAAGAAATCTATTTCGGTACTTAAATACCTAAATTATTTCAAAAAAAATGTTTTTTGGATTTTTCACTTTAAAGATTGTTAAAGTGAGATTTTTATAAAGTTGTTGATGTTATTCTAAGGAAATCCCCTTGGGTCATGTTAGGCAATGCCCTTTTTTCTTTGTTTTTGTTCTTGTTCTTTTATCTCATTAATCATTAAACAGAACATTCAAAAAAAAAGAAACTGTCGTTTGCTGCGGCCCTATGGTCTTATTTTCAGGGTACCTACTTTTAGCTTTCGCCATGACCCACCCGGGAGTAATCATCCAGTCGACCCGGGATTTTTGTAGTAGTGTAACAGCGCAATGACTTTGTTATCCATTTTAGTTTTAGTCTCGATATAATCAGACCCGGAGAAATTGGATTTGTGATTCCCCTATTTTAATTTATTCTTTCCGTATGTATTTGTTAATTGATCTCTTAATGTCTCTTTACGGGTACCCATATTGGCTAATTCGTCACAACGTTCATTAAACGGATCTCCGTTATGACCTCTTATCCATTTTGCACTAATCTTATGGGTATTCATTTGAATATAAATTTTTTCAAGCAGATCATTATTCTTTGCGAAAAATAACCTCCTTCTTCGGTTTAATTTTCTAATCCATTCGTTTATGTTATTCACGACATATGTACTATCAGAAAAAATAATCACCTCACTTGGCTCATTAAGATATTTAAGTCCGGCTAACACACCCATTAATTCCATTCTATTATTAGTGGTGTTGTGGTATCCTTCGTAAAGTTCAATTTGTTTTCTTGTTTCTATGTCTACTATAATGGTTCCATAACCTCCTTTGTTTTTCGTTGGGAGATAGGCTCCATCAGAATATATATGAACAAGTCTCATCGGATATAAAAGCAAACCCCCACGACTGAGTTGTCGCAGGGGCCTTGGGTGTTCGTGTATAATAAAACAACGTGTGCTAATCTACTGCTGAAAAGATCAGGGGCGTTACCGCTACCCTCACGTTGCAAGATTTTGTTACATATTCTTTGCATTTTCAGCAATATTTAGCATTACAAAATTACGAAATTCACAGCAAAAGTCAAGTATTATTTTGAAATTGTGTCAAAATTTATCTTTTCCCCTCGATTTAAGGCAATCCAATCCTCTGTACCCATTATCAACAGGGCGGTATGATCTTTTCCTATTGCCAAGTCGAGACTTACCGTGTGTGCATGGTACGTTATCTTTAGTCCCGGATCGTTAAATACCACTTTAGCGTTTGGGCTGAGTTTTATTTCCTTTCCGAGCCTATGTTCTGTTGGCTTGTCTTCCATTTAGTACTTTGTTACGGTGTCCAGTTCATAGACCGACCAGTGCCGGGACTTGTTGTTGTGGTCATATTCAAGGTGCGGTTTTATATCCATACCTCGTTTCCGAAGGATAGGGATAATAGCAGCCACCCTTGTAATGCCGTAAAGCCGGATTGCTTCTTCTGAAGTGATGTGCCCGAAACGATTTAAATGGAGAGCAATGAGTTTCTTTTGTGTCTCAACATCATGTCCTTTGGTTGGCTCCGGGTAGTGTTCGTGGTGTTCCGGCTTATGCCTAACGTCAATTGAATCGCCCATGGTTAAATAATTTTACTCAAATGTTTTAAAATATATTCAATACGCACAGATAACTGTTCGTATATATTCACTTTTTCAGTTAACGCCGTTATTGCAGAATTTACAACAAACGGATCAGGTTTATTGGGTAATTTGTCCATAGCCCCTTCTATTACAATAAGTTGCTGCATTTTGTTTTCTATTTCTGTAATTACTTGGTCTGTTTGGGTGTTAATTCTAATTAAACGTTCAACTTCGATTTGAAGCGCAGGTGACTGTGCTGCATTACAACTTGTGTTTTCGTTCATATTCTATGTTTTAAATTGGTGTCAAAAAGAACCCCCATCCTCGGCGAGAGGACAGGGGTGTGATTAGATATAGAGAAGAAAGGAGCTTCAACGCTGCCACAAACCTTACGAGTTATTGTCGGGACTAAGTCCCACGTTGAAGTAACTGTTTTTTTACGTTGTTGTTCCATATGGTAAGGTTTGTTTTGGCGATACAAATATAGTCATAGAAACTCAAAAGTCAACAGAAAAGTGAACTACCCACCCACAGCATAACTGATGGGATGGGCTTCGGGGATTAACACTCCAACTAATGTTGGCAATTCCCCCCGATTTTTAGGTCTGCGTTCCACAGACAAATGATTTTTCAAAGCAAATGATTTAATATTTATGGAAGCATTAACATCACGGTCAAGAACAGAACTACACTTAGGACAAGTCCATTCACGGTCTTTAAGCGTCAGTTCTTTGTTGATATATCCACAACAGTTGCAAGTCTTTGATGATGGAGCAAAACGACCAATTTTCAGAATGTTTTTGCCATACCATTCAGCTTTATATTCCAACATCGTTACAAAAGTTGACCAACTTACATCATTTATTGCTTGTGCTAAATTGTGGTTTTTTACCATATTAGAAACTGCTAAATCTTCTATTGCTAAACTATCGTGGTTCTTGATAAGTTCGCTTGAAGTTTTATGTAAGAAGTCTTTTCGTTGGTTAGTTACTTTTTCGTGTAGTATAGCCAATTTATGTTTTGTTCTTTTTCCTTTGTGCTTTGAATATTTGCGTTGCACATATTTTAATTTGATTTGTGCTTTGCGTAGGAACTTAGGATTGTCAAATTCTTTACCATCAGAAGAAACAAGGTATGTTTTAATTCCTAAGTCTATTCCAACGGTTGTATTTTCCTTAATTGTAGTCTTTGGTTTAATTGGTTCTCCTGTTTCACAAAGTATAGAAACAAAGTATTTACCTGTGGGAGTTCTGCTAATTGTAGCTTGTCTTATCTCTCCTTTAATTGGTCTGTGCAAAACAATATCAATCCCTTTTTTGAATTTCGGGACTATCAGTTTATCGTTTTCTAAAAGTACATTTTGTGGTATATTGAAACTCCCACCGTTTGATTTCTTTTTAAAATTTGGGAAACTGTTTTGTCCTTTGAAAAAAGCTGTATATGCTTTATCTAAGTTGGTTATTGATTGTTGCAGAGATTGGCTATTAATTTCTTTAAGCCATTCACATTCAGTTTTAAGGTCTTTCAATTGGCTATGTAGTGCAAAGCAACTTAAATTAACTTTATTGCCAGCCCAAGCCATCTGTTTACATTCTAAGGCTAAATTAAATATAAAACGACTTGCTCCAATATGCTTATTTAGCAAAATGGATTGTTCCTTTGTAGGAGATAGACGATATTTAAAAGCCTTTAACATCAATTATAAATATGTGCAAATATACAATAATTTAAAGAAACAACAACATTTATTTAAAATAGTTATTAACATTTAATAGATAAGGTCGCTTTCATCCCACCCACGCTAAAAAGCGATGAGTGGGCTTTCGCTCCCAATATGTAAAATTATTTTTCTCTCCTTCTGGCTTCTATGTGTTTTACCAGAAGTTTCACGCAGATACCCTCGAATTTTCGCCTCGCATTGTCAATGTTCAACGCACTAAGGTATATCCTTCCCGGCATCCGGTTGACCCGGTGTACTATCTGCTTGTTACCCCGAAGATCGAGAACAACCTCGGACTTCATCTCTACCTTTCCGACTTTGAAGTTGTTCGACAGGTCACACGAAAACAAAAAATGTCCTTTTTGCATCGGCGCGCTTCTTTCAAGGGTGTATTCTTTGGGTATCTCCTGGACTATCTCCGTGTCTGTCTGAATGAGTACCTTCTCAGGATCGGTTAGTTCTTTCATGGGGTTTTATTAGAATTTGAAAATAAAATCACAACAAAAGGGATAAGAGCACCAACTCCCCCAATCATCAATGCGTCGGTGAATTGTATATTTTTGTTTGTCAGCGCTCCCAAGAAAATTAATACACTAATAAAACAAGCACTTGTTATGCCCGGATGCTTCTTTAGGTTTTTAAAATATTTCATCATCATAGTCCTCTATAAAATGATAAGGCTATGAAATTTTTAGCATATGGACGATTCTCTCTGATTACTTTAAGTTCCTCGTCTTTATATAAAATACAAACATTAAACATTTCTTCAACTCCTATACCCGTACCTTCTTCGTCAGCTTCCTCTTCATTTGCAACTTCATCATATATACACACATCCATGTCCTGAGGAAATTGTTGTAGTTTCTCAATTAATTCATAATTTTTCATTTTTTTGATTTTAAATTGTTTTTTAATTTGGAATTTTCTTTGCTGAGCGTATAATAATCGGCGAGCAAATTTTTGAATCGTCTAATGAGGCGTTTTCTTAACCGTTCTTGAACCACATAACCTATTACAAATCCCATTATCCATGCAATAATAAATTTCATATTTCCTAAAAACCGTAATTATCGTCATCGTCATAATCGTAATCATATTCAAATTGGGCTTGCCAATGCTCGTTTTCGTATTGTTTTAACATCGCGATTTCATTTAAAGTTCTGTCGTTTTCATCCTTCGCTTTGATTCTGATACATTCGGCCTCGAAGTTTTTCATTTTATATTGTCCGTCACTTCGTCGCTCTGCTTGTTCTTTTGCTGTCTTATATTGCGATACTGCTTTATCTGCTAATCTTTGACAGTCCTTTCTGGCAGCATCAATTTCCCTTACAGTTAAACCATTATCGTTTTCTAAAGACATTAAAGCCTCAAAATGTGAATAGTCATAACTCAACATTACTTTTACACTTGCATTTTTAATTTTCGTTTTCATGTTATTTTATTTTAATTTTTAGTCCAGTCCGCAAACTTGCGGATGCGTAATTTTTATAGGCAAATATAGGATGGCCCCGAAAGACCATCCTATGAACCCAAACCCTTATAACCTTGCAATTCGCGCTTTTAAGCATTCGTTGTAGGTATACATTGCTCCAGCTTGAATTAACAACAAGTCCCGAATCGCTGGGTCAATCTCTTCGACCTTTTGATTATAGAGATTTAGTTTATCCAGTTTTCCTTCCAATTGTGCCTGTTCTTCAACGAGGCGAGTTCTTAAATTGCTCATAGTAATTATGGATTTTTTAAGCCCGTCCAAGGCATTATTCTTTCGTATATTATCGTTTTTTCTTCGGTTTAGACTTTCCGGCGGCGGACATTGCTATTGCTATGGCTTGCTTTTGTGGTTTCCCGTGCGCCATCTCGGTTTTAATGTTCTGGCTGATCGTCTTTTGGCTTTTGCCTTTTTTTAATGGTGACATTTTGACCTCCTTTTTAAGTTAACAAACTTCATAATAATCAATCAACGACGGGGGTACTTTTTCCCCCATGTTTTTAATACGTTCAATTTGTCCTCTTATACCCTTTCTCTTTCTAAGCCAAACGACTTCATGTATCCGAAGGACATTAAGCAGACACTTACGACAAATAAATCCATCCAACTCCATGTGCAGGTCTTCAAAATCAAAATCCCTCCCACATGAGACGCAACGTTCTTTTATTTTTTCGACTGTATCCATGAATCCAGTATTTGTTCTATTGTCAGGTTCTTCTTGAGAAAAGAAGGGCCTTGTGGGTATTCACTGTTGACAACCACCATATCCTTTGGCGTCAAACTTTTAAGGTATTCAACGAACTCAACAACATCGTTTGTTGAGAAGGTGGGTGTCGGGTTTATGTCTTCGAGTTTCAGGAGTTCGTCATATACTTTTGCCCTGCCGTCAACATTGAGTGTTTTGACAAGCGAAAGGATATGTTTAATAACCAAGTCAGTGACAAGCCCTTCTTTTCCATAGGCTTCCTTTGTCTGTTCGGGCGTGATGGGGGATTCGTTAATGCGTGTCTCAAAAATTCCTCCCTCGTGTTTATATAAACGAAAATCGAAAATTTTTGGATTGCTTAGAAATTCAAAGGTATTTACAAAAAGATTATATTCGGGCATCTTCTTAATATTCGTGCCCCAAACCAGAAACATCTTCCATTCCCGGAGTAGCAGGGCAAGTTTTTCTTCCGGGATCACAACGTACCCCGCCTCACGGACAACTTCAAGTGCTTTTTCTAAGGATACAACATTTGGTTCTGTTGTTGGATTGTCAGCAGATAAAAGAAATGCCTCCGTGTCACTACTTAACTTGTTAATGTCTTGTCCTCTGTCCTTCCAATACCACCCGTACCAACGGTGCAATAATTTCTTTGCCCCATTCAAGAACATGATATTCCGTTCCCGTTCTTCTTCATTTGCTTTTTCGTTCATTTTTTCTGTTTCTTTTATTGTGTCCATAATTTAAAATAGATTAGCAAGAAATCCAATTCATCACGAAGTGTGGATTGGTTGAATTGCGAACAAAGTTAATAATTATTTTTGATTTTATATTATTTTTAGTTAAAAAGGGTTTATCTTTGTAATATGTTTAGAGGCTTAAAATATCGTTTGTATCCTAACAACTCCCAAAAAGAGTTGATACATAAGCATATAGGTAGCACAAGGTTTTTGTATAACCTTGCCCTTGAAACTAAAATAACAGCGTATTTAGGTAACAAAGTAAATTTATCAAGGTATGATTTACAGAAGCAAGTGGTTGACCTTAAAAAAGAATGCGTTTGGTTGAAAGAAGTTAATAGCCAATCTTTACAGGGGGCTTTACTTGATTTAGATACAGCATATTCAAGGTTTTTCAAAGGTGCTGGTTTTCCTAAATTCAAGTCAAAGCACAGAGGCAAACAATCTTTTTCAATACCACAAAATGTAATAGTTGAAAACAACCTTTTGATTATCCCAAAATTCAAAGAAGGTATTGATATAGTTTTGCATAGAGAAATAAAAGGAATAATTAAAAGTGCCACAATAAGCGTTACACCAACAGGTAAATACTTCGCATCAATATTGGTTGATACTAATGTTGAAATGCCAATTAAAGAACCAATAACCGAAAGCACTACTATTGGTATTGATTTAGGAATTAAAGATTTTGCAATTACTTCTGATGGAGAAGTCTTTGAAAATCCTAAGAATTTACGAAAAGCACAATCTAAATTAAAATATGTACAACGCAAATATTCAAAACACAAAGGTAAGCGCACTAAGCAACGTCTTGCCTTGCTACACGAAAAAGTAGTAAACAAACGTAAAGATTTTTTGCATAAAACATCAACTAAATTAATTCGTGAGAACCAAACGATTTGTTTAGAGGATTTGGCAGTAAGTAATATGGTAAAAAACCACAATTTAGCACAAGCAATAAATGATGTAAGTTGGTCAACTTTTGTAACTATGTTAGAATACAAATCCGATTGGTATGGTAAAAACATTCTAAAGATTGGTCGTTTTGCTCCATCATCAAAGACCTGCAACTGTTGTGGATATATCAATAAAGAACTGACACTTAAAGACCGTGAATGGACTTGTCCTAAGTGTAATTCTGTTCTTGACCGTGATGTTAATGCTGCCATAAATATTAAATCTTTTGCTCTTAAAAATAATTTGAGTGGGGAACACACTCTTAAAAATCGGAACGAACTGTTGACATTAGTCAAAGTGCTGACTTCCGAAGCCCATCCCATCGCCTTTGGCGTGGGTGGGTAGTTCACTTCACTCGTGTGTTTTAAATCCGATCCTCAGTCTTGCAACAGGAGTCCAGAAAAATTCGCTTTCATCGAGCCAAACAACCTCGTACTTTCCATCATGGAAATAACTCAATTCATAGGTCACGCTATTAAAGCGGATCTTAGTAGCCGTAATAATCGCATCAATGAGGCCCGATTTTGTTTGAGCTTTTGTTCCGCAAGGTATAATTTCCATATTTCACTCCTTATTATAATGGTGTGAATTTTCCACGTAATAGTTCCCTTCCCGAAACTCGTATTTAATGCCCTTGTTCATAAACGTGCGGTCTATATTGTACGTTTGCAGGTTTGTCCCTGCATAATCCTTTCCTCCCATGAATGGCTCCGGTGCAAAGCCAAAGAAAGCCTTAAACTGTGAAGCGTTGCAGATCACCTTGTCCCCGACAAACACCTTTGCGTGTTCTTCGATTTCTTCTTCTTCGTCTATCATAATGTCTTTTTATAGTCCTCAAATGTCTCGTACTTCTTACTTTCTAAAGAAAAAGGTAAGTCCTCGTGATCCACAACAACTTCTCTCCCTGCATTAAACGCATCTTCTGCCGACCTTGCAAACAAGTCAAATATCTTATCTGCCGACTCTTCCACGCCATGTGTATCAGGGACAAGGTATGGGAACGAAGTCATACTCCCCCAAATATGTTTTCTTAAAATCTCCAAAATCTGTTCTTTCATGTTACTGTATATTATGGTGTAGTCCAAAGGACAAAAATGTACCCTATTATAATGGTGTGTCCTCAACAACAAATTCGCATACCACGTTCGGAGTTCTTGCAACCCTTATTATCTGTTTCAAAGCATCCAAAGGAAGAATTCCCATAAGCATTGAATCAACAAGTTTAACCCCTCCGTTATCTTCAAGTTGTGACATCCTCGAACGCCACACAAACCTTTCTATATCTTTTATCAGGTGTTCAGCCTCCCGGCTTAACCGGACTTCTAAAGTTAATATTTCTATACCCATTTTTTGTACCCTATATATAGTGGCGTGCAACCACCGTTTCAACCCCCCAAAGGACACCTAAGTTCTGTCCATTTCTGTATTGCCCTGAATATTTGATATACAAGTGGTACGACCACTGCATTTCCCATAGCTTTTATACTTTCGTTTCTCCACTTAGGAAAGGTAATACCAGCCAGTCTGTCGGATAACCCATCATTTCGCTGACAAAGTGGACTGACAGTTGGGAAGTTGTTCCAGGTTGTCCGTTCGTGGCTGCGTGCATTGCATGAGCCAGTGTAGCGTTCTGTCTTCGTGGATTCGGACGCGTACAACCATCTTTTGCATCCGATGTTGCCGTCGGTGTCGGCAAACTTACCTGATTCTTCCATCCTGATCCCGTTCTCCCTTTCCGGTCCCTCTGATTCGGTGTTCCTAATAGCATCCTGCTCAATGTCATTGAGTGCATCAATCCCTCCTTTGTTTGCGTTGACTTCATTCTTGCCGTTGCTCCCGATGAATCCATTCCCGTTACGGTGGGCAACAAACCAAACCCTGTCCCTCCGGTGCGGTGCGTTGACACCGCAAGCTGGAAGTACATACGCCTGTACTTCGTACCCTTCAGTTTCCAAGTCAGTTTGCACTTGCTCGAATACCACCCCTCCATCCCAATTAGTAATTCCGAAAACGTTCTCGCCCACAACCCATTCCGGCTGAATTTCCCGAATGACTCTAAGCATCTCCGGCCAGAGATGGCGGTCGTCTGCTGTTCCTTTTCTCTTTCCTGCCGTTGAAAACGGCTGACAGGGGAACCCCCCGGTAACGATAATTTCATCATTCCTCCATCCTTCACCAAATCGCTTTGTAAGTTCAGTGTTAATTGTGTCATAATTAAGTGTATGTATGTCTCCATGATGATATGCCAAAGGAAAATGATATTTTAATACCCTCTGTCCAAAATCGTTAATCTCACAAGTTACCAAAGTTTCCCATCCAAGCCACGAAGCAGCCAAAGAAAATCCACCTATACCCTCAAACAGCCCTATGTGTTTCATCCTTGAATATCCTTTCTTCTATCATCCTCTTATAGTCCACGGGGAACATCTCCCCTTGTTTGGCAATAAGCCAATTATTGATAGTTAGTCCTGACAGCCACCAGTGAAAGACTTCATATTCGTCGTTAAACCTAAGGGCAAATACATTGTTTGGTTTAATAATCCTATTTTTGGCAATAGCCTTCAATGTAGCTTTTGCGTACCGAGGAAAACACCGAAATTCTTTTATCTGCTGCTTACTTCCTCCATATGGACAACCAACGCACCCGTGCCGCTTAAATCCCCACGGCTGATCGTAATACTTAATATAAGGCAACCCATTTTTGTGAATATAATTCCACACATCTATCTCCGTCCAGTCAAGTATCGGACGGATATGAACGGCTTTCTTCATCCATGCTCTCGTATCGCAATCCTCTGGTGAGTATTTACTCCTTTTAATACTCTCCTCCCAACGAGTGCCGTCAATCGTCCTCATTCCTATCCCCGCTCTTTCCTTCAAATGTTCACAACAAAACCTACCCACCCTTGTCGGCAATCCTTTTAACGCAACTAATTCATAAAATGTTAATTTTGGCTGCAATATCTCCACCTCTGGGTAACTATGTCTGATAAATGATATAGTCCCCGGCGGGTCTATTGTTGTATTACTATACTGCGCAACGAAAGGAACACCAGAACGCTTTGCCAAATCCAACGCCACCACACTGTCTTTGCCACCTGAAAAGGCAACACAATAAACCTGTCCCTGCTTTTCTAAGTCCCGAATAAACTTCATAGCACTCAATATCTTCGAATTATCCATATCTATTTAACTTCGCACCTAAATATCACAAAACTACCCAACCTGTAAAACCCCCGCTTCCTCAACCCCCAGTATATCTTATTGTACCCCCCTCTAAACTCATCCACTTCTCGTACCACCTTTAATATACTGCTGTAACACTCCGCACTCACTTCCTCCCCTAAACACACCAACACAATCATCCTCCGTATCCTCTTTGCTCGCATACTTATTTGTTTTGTCCCGCAAATATACAACCAAAATGTCCCAAATCCTAATTTATTCTAAATATTGTAACATAATTTGTAAAACATACAAAAACACCCCTCATACCCCCGGTACTCATTCTCCTTTTACCCCTGCCTCTAATTTTTTTAATGCCATTGTCGCCTTCCGCTTTTCAACACGCAATCTTGTCTTCTCCTCTCGTATAGCAATAGCGTCCATCTCCTCTCGTATCTTCTGTTCTATTACCGTAAAATCCAAAGGATCAAATCCTAAATGAACCCTCTCTATTATCCACCCATTTATCCTATATGACAAATATCCCGCCCTCCGCCTCTTTAAAGTGGCAAAATCACACCCAAATATATCCCAATTATCGCAATATAGCCCCCGTAAACTCTCATAAACCCCACACCTGTCATATCTACCCATGTCCTCCCGCCTTAACACCCAAACTAAACCCTTCTTTATCTCATTCATATTATACCTCCTTTATCTCGTAACGCCGTATGTCGATACCATTTATACTATATTTCTTTACCCCAGTAAATCCCCTGCCCTTATACAACCCCCGCTGTATCCTCCCGTACATACCTCTCAATCCCGGATTATCCAATACCAAGTCCCGTAAATTACTATAACATACAGCCCCATCTATGTCTCCCCCCACTACCAACTGTATTACCCTCCGCTTCTTTCTCACCCGTTTTACCATAGCAATTCTTTTATCCCTCAAAGATAATCTACAATTACCCCATTTCCTAATTTTTTCTCTGATTATTATACCCAATCAGAAAATATACCCCTCTTACACCACAAATCAACTCCCATTGCCCCCACTTTTATACCATAAATCCCCAAAATTAACCCCCGGAAAATTCTAAGTCACAAAAAACATACGTACAAAACAAGCCCCGGCACCCCCAAAAAGGTAAACACAAACCCAAAATCAGGAGGCTAAAAACTGACACATCGGGACACATATACAAATAGTGCATTACTAAACACGCTGTAAATCAAATACATAACACCGCAAATATATAGAAAGTCTCATAATTATTATTATGTTAAATAGACTTTGCTCCAAACCCAACTAAAAGTAAATCAGCCACTTAAATCAATTCTATTTCGGTATTCAAGTACTTAAATAAACTTTTGTGAAATCGTAACGTATTGTTACACAGTAATTTATTCTATTTTGCTTAAACCTTTTTCAATTTTTTTGTTAAATTTTTAGTTTGTGTTTGTTTTTGTCGTGTGTCTGCGCTCTCACTCTTACTTGACTCACTCCCTTGTCTCTGCTTGTAAGGTGGTGCGTATACATATTATGTCCGTTGGATGGCTGGGCGTTGTCTTAGTGTCCCTGATCTTTATTTACGGTGGTGTCTGCCTACATTGTTGTATATGGTATGCTGTGCCCAATTTAGGCAATTGAGTACTTAAATATGATTAGGGATATTGGAGCAAAAAGGGTCTATTATATAGTATGTTGTCATATGATATATGGGCTATTCAGGTGCCAAAACTTCTTAAAGTATTGCTGTAAATAGTTGATATACAAAGAGAAATAAATAAATCAAAAATAATTATTAATTCACTTGACAAATGGCATTTGACTGTTATATCTTTACGGGTAATTAATCACTTGAATAATTTAAACTTACAATCATGGAGTCAATACAAGAAATAGTACAGCGCAAGTTAAATGACGCCAAGGCTATTATAAGACAAGACGTAAAGAACGCAAAGAAACAAGATACACGCATTTATAATGTAGCCACATGGCTGTCTGCTCTTTATTGTGTCCCTTTAGACAGTTTAAACCTAAAATAATAACCTAAAAACCAAAACCATGAAAACAAAAAAACAAGTTTTAAGCGAAAACCCAGACATTAAAACACTTATCAACGCTGTAATTAATAAAATTGGTATGTCAAGCGTCGAAGACGTCAACAATCACGGCATTGATGGCGGATTTAACGGATTTGTTTATTGCTCAGACACTCACAAATTCGCTATGGCATACCGTAAATATATACTTTCTATGCTGGAAGATACGGCGGATCAACTGGGCGAAGACGTCATAACAATGGTGTCTAATTTTGGCGTATTTCGCAATTCACCCATGGACAACGATGACAAAAAAAATCTTTACAGATATTTGGGCGTCGGAAGATGCGAACAGTCAACCATTACAAACGTTATGGCTTGGTTTGCAGCTGAAGAAGTTTGCAGACTGTTTGAGGATTAAACCGGCTGCATGGTGCTTTGTCCTTGTTCGACTCAGGGACAGCCACAAAATTAATATTTAACGCTATGAACACAATAAAAAAATATTTCTGGCCATCCGTCCTGTTTGTCATTGGCTTATCCTTGATAGTGCTGGCAGTGACCGGAGCAACGCATAATTTATTAACATTTTAATATCCTTTAGAAGCATGAAAAAATTAGCAAACAGTCCGCATCTTATGACTTGTATATGTAACATTCAAAACATGAATGAATATATACATGGATTAAATTATGACAGAATCAAAGACTTTAAACGACTTGAAAAACTAACAGATGATGAACTTTTTGATGAACAAAACAGTATTATACCTATGTATAATGAAAAAGTTAATCTAAATGGTCATTTAAAGAATTGATATTTAAAAATTAAACAACCTTAGTATAAACCACAAAATAAACAATCATGTATTACAAAATCGTAATTTCAGAAACAGGAAGTAACTGCCTAAAGAAAGATAAAACAATGTTTAACAGAATTGTTGAAACATTTAAAACACTGCCGGAAGTCCGGGAGTATCTTAAAGACAGGTACAATAAAAAAATATTTACAGACAAGAACGGGCAGTCTTATCCTATTGGGTATTTGAAATCATTTTGGAACAAGGACATTAGCCACAATTCAAAAAGCTGGCATCAAACGGATTGGATCGAAATAACAGAAGTAACGGAGAACGTTATATTACTCTAAACATAGTACAAACCTTAAAAAACAATCATCATGCAAAACGTAAATGTAAAAAAGTCAGGTAACATCCTGACAATTGAAGTCGATCTGACAAAAAATTACGGTCCGTCCGGATCTGGGAAGTCAATCATTGTTGCAACCTCCGCCGGAATTGTACCCATTGAGGGAACAGATATTAAATTCGGGCTAAACGTGTTTAAGCCAGTGAAATAGGTTAACCAAAAAACCAAAAGCCATGAAACGCATGAACTTTTATTTGTTGACTCAATCAGAGATCGACAAATTAACAACACCGGAAAACAAAGAATTGATTGACCTGTTATCGCGAACTTGCCATGAATGGAAAAAAACGTATTTTGGGCAAGCGGGGAACCCAGAAATCAAAACCTTAACTGCAAAGGTGCAAGGCACCATTATTACCGCCACAACCGTATATAAAAGATACAGTTATCGTTGGCATAAAATTACATGGCAATATGCTATTAACAGCGTAACCGTTACACGGCATAAATTATACAAGTATCTGTAATATTATGTCATCCTTTGGGCGCAAACGCTTAACCCGGAGTAACACTGGGCAAAGGATCAAAACCTTAATACCCAACAAAATGAAAATACTGTATTTTAAAAATGTAAGGAAATTACATGAGTTTGCAAACAACCTTAAAAAACAAGGCGAAATGGTCACCATGCCGGATTACGTAAGCTGCGATTGCGGATGTTCTGCCGGATATTACACGGACACATATAAATTAATATTTTGTCGTAGGTGCTACGATCGGGCAGACAGAACAGAACAAGGAGAATAAAACCAGTAAAACAAAGGAAATGAAAAACGACTTATTTTGGGAGTATTTAAAAAATCGCAAAAACGAAGAAAAGAGAAACAGTCTACCTAAGCGTAGATTCTCTAAAAGATTTACAAATAAAGCAGATGCAATCCTTTATTGTACTCTAAATAAACACAATTGGCTCCAAGCAAAACTTTTACAATGGATTGATAGTCGGGGGTATTGTGAAATTGCTTCTGTCGATACCCACAATCAATATCACGAAATTTAACAATCATTAAAACCTTGTAGTGTACAGGTAACTACGTAAAATTATGAACGATGCAATGAAGTCAATTGGTAAAGCAATTAAAATGCTTGATGAAATTAATCCATCTGCAAGAAATTTAGGCACAATTAAAAACGTATTCAGATACACAATTACCAGAAGGAACCTCATAAATATCCTCTTTTCTAATGGATACGAATTACAAGAATTTACCTATCGAGTAATAAAGTCAAAGAGTAAAAGAGAATTAATTTAGCTCAATGCTTAATAAAATGAAAAAACTAATCAACAACGCAGTCCTGATAATTGCCATTATCGTTATCATTGTTCTGGGTGCGCAAAAACTAAAGAACGAGGACACAATCAAAGTACAACGGCATACTGTTGACAGCATTGCACAACAGTATAATATCCTTTGCGCCCGTAAAATTGAGTTTCCGGTTAAAGTCTTATCTGTCAAACCTGATGAAGACTACGAAACAGTAACATACACCGTCATTGATTCCCGGAATAATACTTTTTTTCTCCGAGATCAGTACGGTGTGTTTACTACGGGAGACATGATAGACACAAAACAAACAATCGAAAGGAAATGAAAAAGACAGTTAAAAACCTGATACTGTTGATATTGTTCGCATTTATGGCTATTGCTTTATTTGCCGGAATGTTCAATTGTTAATAATTTTCACTTGACAAATGAAAATAAATAGCTTTAATTTGCAGTTCACTTTAATAATGAAACAATGACAACGCAACCAAATATAACAAGCCAGTCCCGTATGCTCTTTTTGTCGCTACTTGAAAACACTCAAAGCCTGACAGAAAGCATATTGCAGTTAGAAATGATGCTGCAATACGAGCCAAAGAACAAAGTAATAAAGACAGCGACAAAGCAGGCATGGGCGCAATTCACTGCCAACACCTTGAAAAACTAAATAAAATGAAAACAATTATTTTGATTATCTTAATGTTTATGTCTTCTTTTTCCTTTGGACAGGTGGACTGGAAAAGAATTGCGATAAAGTCAACATTTATTATCTTTTCCGGGGCCTGTGACGGGACAGCAGAAACGCTTAAATTTCATTACAAGCAATTTAAACAAGTGTTTCCGGGCGCAAACGATCAATTTTGCGACCCATCAATAAGCTGGCAGAACAAATACAAGGGAGGCGACCCGGCAAACGGGGCTAAATTCCCGGGATCAACCGGTGCGCTTGTCGGGGCAACTGATTTGTACCACCTAATGAGGACGGTACGAAATACCACAATGATAGTGGGATTGACTATTGACATTGGCAAACCATTAAAGAAGTGGTACGTTTATGTAATCGAGGGAGTTTGTTATTATATAGCATATACCGGAGGTTTCAACCTGAGTTACGAAATAATATTTTAGCCATGCCACGTAAACGCCCCAAACACTTAAAAGCACAAGAGCAGCCTATCAAAATTGGCAGTCATTCGCAATTTACGTTTGATTTATGCACGAAGCAATATCAGTGCAAACTTTGTGGAGAAGGATACGATCTGAGAAAGTTTGATAATACCATCAAATATGGTGAGGACGTTCTTAAAGTATCCGATTCAAAGGAAATAAAACTATTTAGAAAGCAACATTTAAACTGTTAGTAGCATGAACTTCAACATATATGTCATTCAGGAAGGACAGGAAAAGACTATTGACACCTGCCATGCACCAAGCAAAGAGAAAGCCATTGCAGAGATCAGAAGCCGGGCTAACATATTAAGTATGTTTTCTAAGTATTGTTCATTAATCCGAAGGAATATAAACAAGCAACAACTATATGCAAGACAGATCCGATAGGTTTACAATCATTAGCGTCTCAGGGTTGATAGCCCTTCTTATTTGCACTGTTCTTATGCAGATTAGATACGTAAACATGACAAACGAATACAATAATTTAAAAGAGAAAAGTCGCAAAGAAGCAGACAGCCTAAAGCAAGTCATAAAAGATAGAGAAGTTGAAATTATGTTATTAAAACCATGAAACGAGACCTACTAACATTCACTTATGGACTATTATCTATTATTACAGTAATAGTCGCCACGTGCTTCTTTGAGGATTATATCCTTTGGTTTGGTATACCTTTTTTCGTTTTTTTCGTTCTCATGTGCAGGTCAATCCACGTAGACAGCCGAAGGAAAATATAATTTCACTTTAAATGTTCACTTTAATAATTTTTACCTTATATTTGTACCATGAAAACAATCATTATCCAGGTTAATCTCACAATTTTAAACGAATACGAAGTAGAACTACCTAAGTGGTGGGGAAAGAAGACTGTCAAAATCAGTCAGATAGTCCTTGTTGTCGGCAAAGGAAAGGCAACGATAAATTCAAGCAGTTTCCCGCTTCATAACGATACAGGGAGAAAGATTTGGGACTTCAAGTTGAAGGTTGCCATTCTAAAGAACACCAACAAGACAGTCATTGACAACCGAATAAACACCCTTCAGAAGGTGGGTAAAAAGTGGGTGCTGAGTATCAATAATCCGGTAGATGTGCCATGAGCAGAACTATTGTTGTCCGGTTTAAATACATTAAAGAACGAGGGAAAGAAACATTTACCATGCTTGATAGGAGTGTTATCTTTCAAAGGTTGAATGATTTGTCTCCTACTTCTGACTGCAATATCTCTTTGAACGGTACAATTAAACCAATAGAAGACAGTAAGACGACCGAACAAATGGGCTATTACCGGGCAGTTATAGTCCCTAAATTTACAGTAGGATTCATTGACAAAGGATATAACGGCTGGACTGATGGCAATTCACATGATTTCATAAAGCAGAAATGGTTTCCTTTGGAAGTGATCGACTTCGAGACGGGAGAATCAAAACAACTTCCACGAAGTCTGGCAGAGGCAAGCATAATAGATTTAAGTAAAATTATTGAGAACTGTATAATTTTTGCGGACACCTATCTAAATATTGAAATACCACCACCTAAGAAGAAGTGGGCTAAAATAACATGACATTCCAACAGTTAATCAAATTCTTTGAAACGATAACATTGCCAAAGGAAATAAAACTAACGGAACATGAGACGATAACGGACTGCCAGAAGTTTGTCAACGGGCATATAGAATATTTGAAAGCAAAGTCCGGCAACAAGACATTTTTACCATATTTCGAAAGGATATTAAAACTATACGAAATTCTAAACAAATGACAGAAGTAAAGAGAAATTTACCCGCAATTCAGGACTTGTACGGGGATATTGAAAAGAGTTCAGAACAGAACGCTTTGAATATCCTGTTAAACCAACCACCGAAAGACGACTGGCTAAAACCGCACCCGACAGCAATAAAAAAGGTGAACGGAAAGTCTGTCCCTGTTGTGTATCTACCTATCGAAAGGATAGAATACCTGCTTACAAAGATATTTTTGAAGTGGAGAGTAGAAATTAATGACGTAAAGTTGATAGCAAACAGCGTTGTTGTTACTGTCCGGCTTTATTATCAAGACCCTATCTCCGGTGTATGGGACTGGCAGGATGGTGTGGGTGCAACCCCATTGCAGACAGACAAGGACGCCGGAGCCACAAACTTTGACAGGATTAAAAGCAATGCAGTAATGATTGGTACACCAGCAGCAGAGAGTTATGCCATAAAAGACGCTGCCGAGAAGATAGGTAAGTTGTTTGGAAAGGATATGAACAGGGCAGATCAAATCAATTATGATAATTTGATATTTGACGGCGAGGGTAATTCAATAAACGGGAAGGTAACTTTAGAAGATATTCAGGTACTCTTTGGTTTGAAAAAGGAAGCCTTGTCTGAAACAGAAATTATAGACATCGAAAGGATAATCAAGAATCAAGAAAAAACGTCATATCAGAAGGTATATAAAATTTTAGTATCAAGATGAAAAGCATATCAGAAACAATCGAACGGATAGGAAACATAACTTCATCCGGTATCTATGCTCTTACGACAGAGGGCAAGGTAAAAGGAACGCCGGGGAAACCCTTTGTGTCCTATATTGAAGAATGTAACATGGAGCGTAAATTAGGACGTTCACTTGAAGGAGAATCAGATGCACGTCCTTTGGTTTGGGGAAAGACACTTGAAGAATATGCCTTTGGTGTACTCGGACTTGAATATAAACTATGTTCACAGGAGACATTGGCACACCCCGACATATCATATTGGTTTGGATCTCCCGACGGGTTAAAGTTCGACGAAGGAACCACTGTCATTGACATTAAATGCCCGATAACATTGAAATCCTTTTGTCAGTTAGTCGATCCTTTGTATGACGGGCTATCAGGAATGGAGGCTATGAACTTTATCCGGGCAGAACACAAAGACGGAGAGAAATATTACTGGCAGTTGGTGTCAAACTCAATCATAACAGGGGCTAAATTCGCAGAACTCATTGTGTTTGTCCCATATAAGAGTGAATTGAATGCTATCCGTGAACTTGTTAAGAACTATGACGGGGATCAGCAACCCCTTCAATGGATATACTATGCAGAAGACAACAAATTGCCTCATTTGATTGACGGAGGGTATTACGAGAATATTAATATCCTTCGGTTCGAAGTACCTGAATACGACAAGGATAGGCTGACAGAGAGAGTAAAACTGGCAGGGGAAATGTTGATACCGTTTAAAACTTTATAAAAGAACAGGAGAAAGCGGAACGGCACAATGTATAGGAACCCACACTGCAAAAGACTTAGATGATGCTGTTAAACAATATATGGCGATACATCCAAATGAGGTTGATTGGGATAGATTTGGTAGAGGTAGACACGCTATCTGGGCTTGCGAGATATTTGACAACGAAGAACAGGCTCGAAAATCGTTTGGATAATATTGCAATTAATAATAGGATTGAAAAACGAAATTAAATTTAACATAATGCCAAAATACAGCAAAAAGAAGTTCAACTACGACCCGCCGACTGATTTATGCTCCCGGTTGCTTGAAATATCATTTGAATTGCAGAGTATGACAGAGGGCGCAGCCATCCTTGAACAGATGTTTGTAGACGACCAAAGGAAGAAACAGAGACATATAATACGATCAATAATATCGAAGTTAAACCAGTATGACCGGGAAATGGTAGATATTGTCCCGGAAGAAGTAAAGTTCAGAAAGAAAAACATTAAAATAGAAGAATAATGGGTGTACGAATTTTAAAACAAGAAGACGACGGATACAGTTGTATGTATTGTTCAACCACAATGTGGGCATTTGGCCCAATATTTTACAAGGACGAAAATATTGAAGATTTTCTCCTTTGGTTGCAAACAGACCCCCGACCTTTAACAAATGAAGAACTTGAAATTAAAGTTTCTGAATGGAGGAATAAATGACACGACAAGCACAATCCATAGAGCCGGAAATCAAGATTTACACAGGTAAATTCAGGGACTACAAATGCACCAGATTTCAGGTAAACCGGGCAGCCATGAATGAAATGGGAGTAGAACGAGGATATAAAGCCATGTTCTATTTTGACAAGGAACTTATTATTGGGGTTGGTATGCCTGAGTACAAAGGAACTGGTTGTTTTACCTTCGGACAAAATATAAGACAGAAGAATGTCCTTGTCTTGAATAGCCTAAAACTACCAATGATTTTCAACATTCCCAACGGAACATATTCTGTCGGTAAAGCATTTTTCAAACCCGAATACGAAGAATTAGCATTTTTTATATTAACCTTAAAACAAACAAGCAATGAACCAATCTTATGATTTTATCGGAGTAGTAACAGAAATTAAAGACCCCGAATCAATTGTCACTGCAAACAACACCGACTTCGTTAAACAAGAACTGTGGTTGACAGATCAAGGAAAGTACCCACAGGAGATAAAATTTATCTTCGCTCAGAAAGCCATTGAAAAACTAAACCATGTCACAGTGGGAGACAAGGTAGTTGTTGGCTTCCGGTTGAACGGAAGGACATATCAAAAGGACGGCAGCACTTACAACTTCACAGAGTTGAACGGATTTAACTGTACTGTCCTTGAAAAAGGACACAAGCCGGATACACATGATTCACTTCCTATCGAGGACGAGATGGCGGGCTACCCACCGATTAAAGAACCTGTAAAAAACGAGACAAAAACGCCAGAGGACATAGATTCGTTGCCTTTTTAACCGATTAATAAATGAGCGCAATAAGCATAGATAATCCCGGATTAGAATTATTCACCGGATCGGAGATACAGCCAGTGTGGGAACGAATACCGATCATACAGACGTGTGCCGACTTTTGGGGGACAACGCCAAAGGAAGTCGTGGGTAAGAACAGGAAGTTGAATGTTATCCTTGCCCGGCATTGCGCTCGTTTCTTTTACCACCAACAGTTGAAAAACCTAACAGAGATGGAGAAGTTAGGATTTGGTAAGCACACCACAATACGTCACAGTTTAATTACAGTGTCTAATATGTTTCATGTTGACAGTAGTTTCAGAAATAACTTCTTCAATCTCTATATCCGAATAGGAAGTAAATATACTGAATATGAGATGCAACAAGAAAGCATGAAAGAGAAAACAGGAAATCCGTTTTTCCAGAATCATCCGATATTAGATGCGCTTGATTATGGAGATGTGAGGGACTTGATGGAAGAATACGCCCGTGAATTGGCCATTGGCCTGCTTGTTATGGAAAGAATGAGATGGATAAATGAAATCGAAAACATTATATCGGTAAAAGCAGTATCATTGGGAAAAGATGAAATAAGAAAAGATATCATTAAAGAATATTTCACATGACAACCACAAAATGGGAATAAATAATTACAAACACAAGTTTATGATTGAGGGGAAAGAAATTGAATTAACCATCAATTGCAAAAATGGATATTGGACTTCTGCTATTATAAAAGGAGAAACAGGAACAAGACGTTGCTCTGGTGGTAAATATGAAAGTTTAAAGGAGTATATTAACGAGCAAAAGAAGCAGCATAGATACTCATTCAATTTCTTTAATTATGGTTATAAGGCAGCTAAAAATGCCCTATAACGGACACAGATAACAACAGTTTAAAACAAAATTTAATATGGAAAAGAAAAATAAAAAACAAGCAGAAAATGTCAATAATGTCAATGAAAAATTGTTGTTATCTGATGTTATAATTAGTTGCACAAAGGAAAAATTTCTGATAGCTGTAAAAGATGCTTTAATCGGTTGCGTCAAGACAGTTGGAGATTCTTATAGTCGTGAAACTGATTGGATAACGGATGAAGATATTCAAAGCATCGCAAAAGAAATAGTAGATGGATGCAATTAATTATAACGGATGATGCTTGCCTATCGTTTTAATGGAGGCAAGCATGTGTTAGCAACATGTATTTTTATCCCTTTTGAGCGTGGGATGCTCACACCATAAAACAAAATAATATGAGATACTTTAATGTAGAACAGCACCGAGAGCCGAACAGTATGTTTTCAGGTGAAAAATTGGTTGATGTTTCAGAACTTGAAAAGACAGCCAAAGAAATTACAGAGGAACAGGCGAAACAGAAGCCAAAATGGGGAAGCGGGAACATATCTGTTGATGAAACGGGAAAATGGAAATGGGAAGTCGCCGACCATGATACATCTGGATAACCGAGCGTTGGCGGGATAAAAATATTGTTGCTAACGGTCGAGGCTAAGAAACGTAGCCTTGTAATTACGTTTCAAAATAGGTAGGAACTTTATTGGCTATGTTTTTTAGCCTTTGTTACCGCCAGTTAAATTTTAAAAAAATGAAAAACTTTGATTTAGATTACAAACTCGAACAATTCAGAAAGGAACATTTAACAGACTTGTTCGATGAAAATGGCAAAAAATACACAGGTGTTGGAATTTCAAATTCAGAAACTGAAACAATGCTTGAATTAATTAATGAACTTGAAAAAGAAGTTTTGAAAATTGAAAGCATAGAAATTACAAAATGTTGCAAAACCTGTGATTATTTAGGAATTAATAATAATGTTTGCAAGGATTGTAATATTACAGAAAGAAATATGTGGAAAATTAATTCTGAATTTTCAAAATTAGATTGTAAGATATTAAGAAACAAACATTTTAATAATGCTGTTGAACCAGCAATAAGATACTTACTCGAAAATCACAACCCGCATACAAGCATTTATATTCACTATGATACTGCTGAATTGTTAACAGGAGAGAAATGTCATAATTTAAGTAGCGAGGTTCCTGATTAATTGGCGGTAACAAGTATATATCCGCAAGTTTGCGGGTTATTTCGAATTAGAAAATTGAAACTAAAAACAAAAAAATGAAAACACTAAAATTTAACAAATCAAAAATAAACAATCATGTGTAAACAAGCAAGTTT